TTGAAGAATACCCTGATGCAATTCTTGATGGTGAATTATATAATCATGAATTGAAAGCAGACTTCAATAAAATTACGAGTCTGGTACGCCGAATCAAGCCGACACCAGAAGAAGCACAAGAGTGTCAAAGGCTTGTTGAGTATCATGTCTATGATATGTCTGGTACATCACCTTATTGGCAAGAACTAGCATTCTGGGATAGAATCACAATTATTAAAGCACAGTCTTTTAAAAGTCCTGTTGTAGTTGTTGATACTCAAAAATGTGACAACCAAGAAGAACTTGATGAGTTATATTCTAAATACACCGAACAGGGTTATGAAGGACAGATGGTCAGAAATGATTCTGTATACGAAAACAAAAGAAGTAATAATCTCCTCAAGAGAAAAGAGTTTATCACTGAAGAGTTTGATGTAGTAGAAGTATTAGAAGGATCTGGAAATTGGGAAGGATATGCCAAACACTTTCAACTAGAGTTGGGTGATGGTAGAACTTTCAATAGTGGTGTTAGAGGCAACCAAGCAGTCTTGAAAGAATTGCTGAATCAGCCAGTAAAACCAAATTGGGTTACCGTTAGATATTTTGAGAAAACTCCAGATGGAGTTCCAAGATTCCCTGTCGTTATTGATTGGGGTGTCGGTGCCAGAGCAGACTAAGGAGAAACAAATGAAATTTATGGGAATAGATAATATCGGTAAGATAGTAAAAGATACTGATACCTATGTTGTTAAAGATCAAGTTTGTGAGGATATGGTTGTGAGTTCCACGTTACTGTATCCAGGCAAAAAAACTGGTGGTCACAAGCATGATGACCAAGAAGAGGTTTACTTCTTTATAAAGGGTAATGGCAGAATTATCATTGATGAGGAATATGCAACACCAGTACAATCTGGAAATGTATGCTTTATAGAGAAGGGTGAACACCACCAGGTCCTCAATGAAGGTAACGAGGATATGTATTTTATCTGTATGTTCCCTGGTAAGAGAGAACATTAATTTAAATTATTTTAAAAGCTGTTATATATCAATAACTTACAGCCAAAGAAAAACTTGACAACCACCCTAAAATATCGTATAATATGTATATATTGAATGATTGAGAGAGGCTAGATATGAGTACAAGTTTTAGTGAAGAGTCCGTTGTTGCTGTAATAGAGATACCATCTATTGCTGAGTATACTGGTGGAATCCCTGCTGGTTACGACCTCGTTGAATACGAAGCTGGTACTGACCCATATCAAGAAGGTATGGTGTTGTACGGCTTTGATGAAGTTGGTATGTTTGAGTTCAACTGCCCCCAACACGCCTTTGTAAACGGTACTTTGGCTGAACTGGTTTATGACCGCAGTAAGCCTGCTAAGATTGTAAAAACTCTATGAAACTATATGTCCATGGAGGAACAAAATTTCAGCGCCATGTAGCCGATACTGCTAGTATGTATATGTGCCGGCGCCTGAAATTGACCAGATTTCCATCGTTAGAAGTTTTAGTAAAAATATGTAAAGTTCAAGATGGTCTTAATGGTCTATGTTATGTTGCAGAACACGGTGATGTATTATACAAGCCTCGTGATCTTATCGTAGAGATTGATAAAAAAGTTGATCTCTTTACATTTATTCGTACCGTATGTCATGAGTTCATCCATGTAAAGCAATATGTATTGGGTGAGATAAGAGAAGATTTAATAAGGGGTACGGCTCAGTGGAAAAAGAGTAGAGTTCCCGTATCTACTCCTTATAGAAAACAACCTTGGGAAAAAGAAGCATTTAGACTTGAAAACAAATATGCCTTAGAAGTATTAACTGAGGTAGAAATATCAATGAATGGAGAGTTATTATGATACGATTAGTAATTGGATTATTCTTAGTATTTGGTGCAGTTGGTGAACAAGATTTTTGGTTAGAGTGCCATCGAGCGGCTGACTGTTTAGCTGGTCCCGCACCAACTATCTCTAGTCTTGTATTATGGTCTACTGTTGGACTTGCTCTTATGGCTTGGGCGGCGGCTGACTTTAATAAGAAGTACTCATAATGTTGGTGCCTAGATTTGCTTTACGAGTCATCTCTTGCGATGATCCTAATAAATGGTATGCGAATAAAGTAGGACAATTAGTTCCTTACATACCAGACCGATCTAAGTATGAGTGGAAAAGTTTACAAGATGATGGTGTCGCACCAGGACATCGATTTACAAATTTTATCACAAAGACGGATGCCGTTCTGGAGGAACAGTACGATGAATTTGACTAAACTGGCAGTAGCAACCACCGCGGTTGTTGCAAGTATTGGTGTTGCTGATTCTGTTGCAATTGGAAAAGATGATGATTTACGCATAATGCTTGAGCAACCTTTTTATAGGGCTGAGATAGGTCAGATCAGTGAGATCAGAGGATGGGCATTACATCCAACTGAACAAATTGATACAGTAGAAATCTATATTGATGAACAGTTCTACTCTATTGTTCCTGTTGGTGGACAGCGAGGTGATGTTGAGAACGCATATCCCGATGCAGTAAGTTCTAGATATTCTGGTTATGCACAAACAGTAAACTTCAAGAGTTTATCGCCTGGGTTTCATACCATGCAAGTTGTAGCATATACTGTTGAAGGTAGTTATAACGTTATAACGTCCGAGTTCTGTGTAGATGGATTTACTGGTGAGTTTATCAGTGATTCTTCAAGTATAAATCTACAAACAGTAGATCGATTCCATACGGCTGAAAATGCTATGATATTAGAAGGTGTTTCAGTTGATAATGTCCTATATAATGTCGAGCTGGTATGGAACAAAGCCACACAGGGATTTATTATTGAGCAAACTACTCCTTATGAATATATCGATGGCGATTATTCTAAGCATTGTCGAGTATGCGCTCCAGATATGTAATTTTTTTGACGATAAATACGATTGCCACTTGACTTTTAAAACTGTTTAAGTTATAATGGCATATAACAATAGGGAGACGCAAAATGAATATAGAAGAGATTCTTGAAGTCGGAGTAGCTGTAGCGTGTTTAGGACTTCTCGTTACACTATAAACGTATAGTATTAAACCTATGCCTTTTGTGTCTGTGTTGGATTGTTGAAAAAGATCCAGAATTGTGTAGACTCAAGACTCGCGGTGAACAGTCCGCTATTATTGAGTTAGAGGTAGATTTATAAGTTATGGGTTTATAAATAGCATTAGAACACCCGGTTGTAGTCCTGAGTAGTAGACTCCACCCTGTACCATTTTAAACTGCTCCGTCTCCACGAAGATAAGTAGTGCCGACGTTAAACCATAGAGACCTAAGTATGTCTATAAAAATGCTTCGGTTGCCACCTCTCTCACAACACCGGCAATCGTTATCACTGAGGGTCCTGGGCAAGACGCTTAAACTGCCCACTTTATTAATGTTCAAGTGGAGATTATAATGTCAGATGACACACCCAAACCAGAAGTAGAAGAAAGTGGCGAGTATGAAAACTTTCTAGGTAAGAAAGCGACTGAATACATGGCTCCTTCTTTATCTGATGTTCTTGGTGTTGATCAAGAAGATTTACGTGGTAGTGTGAACCCAGTAAAAGAACATTGGGTTGATATGCCAGAATACGAACATAAGAAAGATGCTGGTCCACATAAGACCATATATGTTCATTTCCGCAATGAAGAAGATTACCAAGAATTTGCAAAACTAGTAGAAACTGGTTTGACTAAAAAGACAAAGAGTATTTGGTATCCGAAACAATCGATTACACCAAATTCTTTGTTACGTTGGATGCAGGAAGATTCTGATGAATCGTGAGAACCAATATCCTATTTACATAGTATCTAAGAACAGACATGAGTCCATGTTTACTTCTAGAAGTCTTGATAAGATGGACACGCAACATTACATTGCGATTGAACCACAAGACTATGATAACTATGTTACCGCGTTAGAAGAGTTTAATATTACTACTGCAACTCTTCTCACACTTCCGTTTAGTAATCATGGTGATGGACCAGGTAGAGCCCGCAATTGGTGTTGGGACCATTCTATGAAAAACGGATTTGATGCCCACTGGGTCTTAGACGATAATATACAATCGTTTTATAGATTCAATGATAACATTAGAATACGTGTTGGCTCTAGTGTGTTCTTTAGAGTAATGGAGGATTTCTTTGACCGATACGATAATCTTTATATTGCTGGTCCTCAGTACCGCTTTTTTATTGCACCCAATCAGAGTTATCCGCCTTTTGTGGCGAACACTCGTATTTACTCTTGCCTTCTTATTAGGAATGATTGTTCTCACAGATGGCGAGGTAGATATAACGAAGATACGGACATCTGCTTGCGAGTCCTTAAAGACGGAGACTGTACAGTCCAATTTAACGCATTCTTACAGGGCAAAGTTGCCACACAAACTGTAAAGGGTGGTAATTCAACTGAGTTCTATCACAAGGAGGGCATGGAAGAAGGACTGAGCGAGGAACAAGTTGCTCAGAAAGTAAAAGACAAAGGTGAAAGATACAACACTGATGGCACCATAAATAAATCACAAATGCTGGAAGATATGCACCCAGATGTTGCCAGAGTAGTTTGGCGTTACGGAAGGTGGCATCATTATGTTGATTACTCACCATTTAAGAAAAATAAACTCAGGGTAAAACAAGGAGTAAAATTACCCGAAAACAAAGTAAATAACTACGGTATGAAATTAGTTACCCTGGAAGAGAAAATAACTTAAAAAAAGGGTTGACAAATACTTTTATACCTGTTATAATGTGTATTGTAAGTTGGAAATTTAACTTAACTATTAAACTTTATTATTGAAAAACGGAGATCGTCTATGACAACTCAAACTGTAACAACTAAAACCGACCGCGTACTGGCAGCCTTCACAGCAGGTGAAGAACTCTCAGCGGGTCAATTGAAATCACGCTTTCAAGTCGGCAACCCTACCGCTACGGTATCTAGCCTACGAATGAAAGGTTATCCTATCTATCTTAACACTGGGTCGAAAGACTCGCGCGGTCGCGCTGGTGTATCTAAGTATCGATTAGGCACTCCAAGTCGTGCTGTAATCGCGGCTGGTTATCAGGCTCTAGCGGCACAAGCTAAGTCATAATTTAGCTATCGCACCAACTTACAGCACAAGGGGAGCTTCGGCTCCCCTTTTTTTATCTTACGGTAATTGTGTTTTCTCTGGCATTTGTTGGCACACTATCTGTTACCATAATTCTACCAGCACTGTCTCCTCTGCTAGGAGATTTACTGTAGATTTTAGGAATGCCCTTTGAGTCTTTGGCGTTAGGATCGAAAACTTGATCAACCCTCCTTGCACGTAAACGGAAATATAATCTTTTTTCTTTTGCGTATTTCTTTGCTTCAGTTAATTTACCATTTGTAAATTCTAAACAGTTAGTGTTCTTATCGTATCTGGTTACTGGATCCATTGCACCAATATACATAAAGTCTATAGGTCCACCCATATCTTTATTACCGACTACAATCTTTTCTTTAAACATTCCAGCAACTTCACCATATACGTCAGGAACTTTATCACCCGGTTCGATCTTCTTTTCTAGGTGTTTAAATGCGCCTTTCATAAATCTATCTGCCAGTCCCGGAACTGCTAGATTGATACCCTTTAGTCCACCACCAGCAAGTGATGGTGCGGATGGACCTTTCATAGATAATCCAACTTTCTTACCGTTATGTAAAGTTAGTTGAACATCAATATATGGCTCCGAGCCAGATACTTGTCTTCCTTGAAACTTATCTGCTTTGGTGACATTCTTAATTGTTGTGCCACCAGCTTTGATCTTTATAGCAACCCCATTCTTTTTAACAAGGTTGTTAATAGATGAAACAAATTTGTTTTCTTGTCTTTCTGCACTGGCTCCAGCCATGTTATTGTCCTGCTAGTGGGTTTTCTAATGCGATCTCTATCTGCTCTGTTATCTGTTTGCGGATATCAATCAACTCTTTACCGGTGTCTCTCTCAAGTTCATACAAACGTTTATCGGAATCTCTGATGTCGTTTGTCAAACTGTCTTGATCACCGTCAATTCTATTTATACTTTCCCTCATAACATCTTGGTTAGTCTGCATTGATCCTATCTTAGTCTCATATGCTTCAATGATTGTATTCTGACTCTCTACAGTTTCTTCCAATACTGCAATTGATTGGTTAATTGCTGACAGATCAGGAGCAACATACTCTTGTATCTGTTCTTTCATGTCCATGTAATCTTTATAGACCTCAAATCCTCCGTATAGAACACCAACCGCAGATGACAACGCCATCGCAATTGCTACCATTCTACCGCCTTTAAATTTGACGCCTCCTATTTCTATTTCTGCCATTAGTATTGACTCCTTATTAGTTGTTGTAGCGTACCGTGATTCTCTTTAGTCAGGTCATAGATCGTTCTGTTGTTATCTGATAAAGTCTTTCCCGTATACACTTGTTCTTGTAAGTAAACCATTTCACGTTCCGTTATTGCATTATTATAGTATGATGTCAAGTCTACACCAGTCGCTATTATTTCTAAAGCGGCTGTTTGCCCGATTGCGGCAGGGTTAGACTTTTCTTTCTTTGCTTCACGGTTGGCTTTAGCCATTCTTTCGGCTAGAGACTTCTCTTGTACTACTTCATTCATAAGCATATCGGTTACTGGTTCGATGATAGCAAATCCTATAGGTGCAGAGTCGCCCAAAGCAACGTTTTGTGTAACTTGCTCTATATTCATGCTTATCTGAGTACTGGAACTTCCCTCACCTGAGTCTCCTCCGCTCTCTCCAGTGATTGCTGTGTACATTTGAGCATCACTACCAAATATTGCGGCTGATGTGTAGTCTTGAGTACCAATATTACCGGTTTCGCTCGCTTGAAACGTTGATGAACCGTTATTTGAGCCGTCTGCAAACTGATTTGAGCCGTTATTTTGCGATCCTGAAGATCCACCGCTATTTTGTTGTTGATTTTGATTTGATTGACCGGAATTTTGTTTCATATCTTGTACATTACCGTTATTTTGTCTATTATTAGAAACATTTCCGTCATTTTGACTTGACCCTGTCCCAGTATTGCCGTTACCGCCACTAGTTGATGCGCTGTTAGAAGATTTTTGCTCTAAATTTGAAATTAATTTGCTTGTTGTTGATAAAGATAGTGCTACTGCGCTTCTGTTTCCACCTTTTCTAGTTTCTTTTGGTGCTTTTGCAATCGCTTCTACTGGTTCTAGGTCTTCTGTTAGTTCTTCATCAACTTCTTCTGGGCTTATTTCATCAATTTCTCTGTCCAACTCCAATTCTTCTTCCTCTAAAGCCCGCTCTTCATCGAATTGCTCTTCTAAACTTCTTTCGAAATCTTGAATCTCTTCAAATTGCTCTTCAAAAAATGGCTCTTCTACTATTGGTTCATTTGCTGTTGACATTTCTTCATTTACTGGTTCTGATGTATCAGGTAATTCATCTGGTCTTATCATTACCACTGAATAGGTTCCAACTTCTTGAAAGTCATCTTCGGTGGATTCAAAATTGGGTGCGGCTTGAAAGTCGAAGTTTTCTTCATCCATTCCGCTTTCTTGAAAGACTTCTGATGTTTCTCCGTAGCTTGATACGGACCCTGTTGCTCCAAAATCTTCCTCTGCATTTCCTCCAAATTGATCTTCGGTCTCGGTATTATAGCCATAAAATTCCTCCTCTGATACTCCGAAACTATCTTCAAATGATGATCCGTCATCCATTCCATCATCACTACCACTGGAAAATGGATCGCTGTCTTCCATACCAGTAATTTGACCATCATCTTGTCCAGTATCTGGTAACCATTCATCATCAAAAAAGCTATCGTCAACATAGCCGGGACAAAATTCAGAAAATTGTTGGTCGTTGATACAGTCTTGATCAAATACTGCGTCATCATATCCATCACAACCAGAATCATATAATGGATCATTTGTACATTGTTGTGCAAAATATGCGGCGGCATATCCAGTGCATGATGAGTCATTTAATGGATTAGAACAATCTGGTCCTGAAGAGTAACCACCGTCATTACCATACCACGCTCTACCACCAGGCACAGTTTCATCATGAAAGTCGATATCGAATTCGTCAAAATCAGCTTGTGCTGTGGCGAATGCTAATTGATTTAATTCATCTTTGTCTTGAGTTACGTCTCCAGTAAAGCCTACAAAAACACTATGGTTGGTAATGTCAACTTCATCATAAATGAAATCAAATGAATTATCAGTATGAAGATTTAATTGAAATGTGTTGGTGTTGTTATTATAATATTCGTGAAGATTGTACCACAAGAATGAAGATCCTTGATCACTTGTTTCATAAAAGTAACCAGAATTTGCGCCAATAGTTTTGTCTATTAGATCAGTCCATAATGGAGCAATCATGTAGCTGTATGATCCTATGTTTGCCCTGTTAGCTAAGTCTAACCCGTTACAACACCTACTATTGTTGTAACTATTATTACCTACACCCGTTGTAGGATCATAGAACATTAAGAAACCATTACTGGACATCCAAGTGTCAGTAAAAGTTCCTCCGTAATATGAAAAGCTGTGACCCAAGTTGATATGAACAGTACTATCATCAAATGTCGGACCATCCATAACTTGAGTCATATCACCTGGGCTAAGTAAGTCTGGTTGTCCTAAAACTGGTAAAGGCAGTAATAGTAATAGACTTAATAAAATACTACTCGCAAACGTCTTCATCAGGATACTCTCTACAGAAATCTTGTTTAGCCCAAACTCTATATTCCATATTTTTGTTTGATGCTAGTTTCTTTCCATTCTGTTTGTCGAATACACCATCTGGCATTCTTTCTGGTGATTGTTGCCATCTTTTTAATGCGTCATCACCAATCTCGCCTTGGAACGGACAAGGAGTACCTGCCATTCTCATTGCTTCCCAAACTCTTTCGTCTTGACACATTAAAGATACTGCGGCTACTTTCATGCCCATATCATACATTGTTTTGGACAGTTTGATTCTTTCACAATTCATATCTCTAACTGACTTACCAGCCGCCAATCCAAAAATCTGTGTTTGAACTGCGCCACTGACACCAGTAGTACATAAATCTTGTGAGTATGATGAACCAATGCTAGGTGCAATTGCACTAGGTGGAGGAGACTTGATAGTAGTCTCTGACTTGTTGATGTTTTCGTTTCTGTTATTATTCGTATTCTCGCTCTTTACTTCGGATGTTGATTCCGATGTAGAATTATTGTTGTTAGTGTTAGTGTTATTACTTGTGCTGTCACTATTAACACTTTGATTCACATTAGAATTAGAGTTAGAGGTAGAATTCGAAGTTGAATTTACAGTACTATTATTTGTGTTGTTATTATTTGAAGTGCTGTTTACCGTACTATTGTTCGTATTGACATTAGTATTGTTATTTGTATTTGTGGAAGTACTTGTATTCGTATTTACGTTCGTATTGGAATTGGTATTTACGTTTGTGTTACTAGAAGTACTATTTATGGTACTATTGTTATTATTGTTATTTGTGTTTGTGGAAGTGTTTGTATTATTGTTGGTATTGGTGCTGTTGTTCGTACTAGTATTAACATTTGTGTTAGTATTAGTATTGGTGTTCGAACCAGTGTAATTGGTTGTGTTGGTATTAGTGTTAGTATTGGTAGACGTATTTGTGTTGGTGTTCGTGTTGGTATTATTGGAAGTAACATCCGACGTGGTATCAGTCGTATTGTTAATAGTGGTAGTTGTGTCCTGCGCCAACGCCATTGTCGCAACCAACGACAATGATACAGCCAAAATAACGCCTATGTGAACGCGCTTCATGTTCTCTCCTAAAGATAAGTTTAATTACAGTCTTACTGAACTGTACCATAATCTGATCAAATCACTTATAATTAAGAGCAACTTCCGCTTGACATTCCTATAGTTATACTGTATAATGCTATTTATAATGAATCAATCTGTGAGAGGTCTATATGCGTATAATCCATACATACAACTCTTCAACCCGCAAAAAGAAGCCTAGAGGTAAAGGTTGGCGAGAAAGAGAAGAGGCTCATCGTAAGCATCTCAAAAAACTGGGCATCGATCCAGATGCTAAACCCAAGAAAAAAGAGTTCGTTGAATACAAGCCAAAAACTTCTGCAAATCACCAGAGGTCTTTGGAGCACCGTGATAAATACAAGAGTAGAGATGATGTGAATGGTTCATGTCATAAGAAAGAGCAAATGGTTTATACGGGTACGTTAATTAAGGGTATAGCGACAATGCATAAATCCAATGCAGTTCCTGTAACAAACCAGAAACAAGCAGAAGAGATTTCGCGGATGGCAAAATGAGAAAAGCGGTACTAAAACAAAACAACTCTTGGGCACCTATAACTTTACTTATAGGACAATTGGTCGCACAACTATCATTGATACCAATGATCATGTATGCTCATGCATGGGAATGGATACCATTTGTAATTATGTATTGTGGCATGATGTTAGGTGTTACAATGGGATATCATCGATATTGGTCACACAATTCTTTTAAGTGTCCTAAATTTATAGAATACTTAATGTTATTCTTTGCTCATATTATGATGATTGGTCCCGCAATTACCTGGGCAGCCAATCACAGAGAACATCATAGATATGCTGACACAGAAAAAGATCCACACTCTCCACACCATAGAGGGTGGCTTCTTGCATACTTTGGACAAGTCCTAATTAATATCAATTTCAAATATGCAAGAGACTTACTCAAAAAAGAATTATGCAGAGATCAAGTAAAATATTACTGGCAAGTTATAGGAGCATGGGCCGCTCTCTTGTTTGTGATAGATCCTCTTGCTTTAATATATGCATGGTTAGCACCAGCAGGTGCCGCTAAGTTAATTGGCTCTTTGGTATTTACGTATTCCCATAGAGGTAAAGAAGCGCACAGTGATACTTGGTTAGGTCTTATAACACTCGGTGAAGGATTCCATAAAGCACACCACGATCATGGCAATAGACAAATTCTATGGCATAGATTCGATATTGGAGGACAGTTAATCAGACTTATTGATAAAACTGCTTAGATATGAATTTTAAATATGTACCCTTTGTGGCTGATAGATTTGATTATGATTATTGTAGAACACACCCGTATCGCAATCAACTAGAAGCACATCCAATTGCAAATGAAGATGACATGGCTTTGCTCCATGAGCATCTTACGGACTGGGAAAAAGCTATTATCATTGCAGGAAGTTATTACTTTATTTGGGATAGCTATGACCAGAAAAGAATAACAGAACAATCGGACAAACTAATCAGCATTGAAGACTGTCAATTCTCTTCAGATGTCCATGCAAACTCTACCAGTCTTATTAAAGAATATGTAGAAACATATCAAGGTACTTTTAGTTTCTTGATGGGTAACAATGACTACAGACCTAAATCAGATAGCTACTTTAAACACGCACATCAACCTACAGAGATTGATGGCAAAACATACGAAGACACTTTCACGATTATCTATCCTATACATCTAGAAAATGACGTTATAGAAGAGTTCAAAATTTTCTATGTGGAAGAAGAAGGAATCTACAAGCTATTAAAAGCACCATTGACTTATCCAGAAGGAGATGTTAAAAGTATAAGATTTCCTAAAAAGGGTGAAGCACTCTTGATACACTTTAATTCATGTAAGGGTATTCATTGGATAGACGGACTTACTAATAATAATTTTATGGCTCATGCATTTGATTCTGTCAATATGAGGAAAGAACTATGCTAAAGAAACGAGATTTGCCTGTTGTTGCTCCTATTCCAGGAATACGATTTAACTTGGATAAGATTAAAGAAGAACTTGCTAAGATAGAACATCTATGGGAAGACATCTACAAAGCTAATCCCGGCATAACAAAATTACATGATCCATCTTTTGTTGATAATGCATATGCAAACTTAAAAGAGATTCCCCTGATGGTAATGTCACCAGAGAATATGGCAAAAGCTGATGACTTTGAACTTGAAGATTTGGGTGCTACTCTTAGAGATAGAATTCGTAATAAGAAAGCGAAGGGTGATAACTTACCACCAACTGCAAATGAGATGTTGTGGGATTATCAGACTGATGCTTGTAAGGGTACTTACTTTGAAGAAGCATTAGCAGGACACTTTTCTGCACCAGTTTGTCGTGCTAGACTACACTTTCTTGCACCAGGTATGAGTTTACAACCACACATTGATTATGATCCATCTTATGGTGTTAGAATAGTCTGTCCTATATCTGGTACTGACGAATGTATCAATCAGTTTTGGGTAAACGGTGAGTATCAAGAACATAATCTGCCAGCAGACGGGAGAGTTTGGTTTTTGAATACAGGATTTAAACATGGCGTAGTAAATAATGGTACCGAACCACGCATTGCATTATTAGCTACATTGAAGAGTCAGGAAGATATAGAATGTTTGAAATTAGTATCATAGAGTATGATGGCTCTAAAATAAAAAGAGAACAGATAGAGAACTTTAGAGAGTTATCTTTTAAAGAAGGTAATGACAGTCTGGCATATGACAAATATGACCCAGACAAGACTGGTCAGACGTTTTTAAATTATGTTGATGGCAAGCTGGCTTCATTGAGTGTTATAGAGCCAAGTCATTACACTGGTGATCCAACTGTAGCCGCAAGAGGTTGCAGACTTCACATTGCCACTGAATTTAGACCTGCTTGGTTAGGATTGCTTCATGCACCTAAACAAATTATGTGGGCAAAAGAAAATGGGTTTAAAGTATTTTTCTTTACGCATGATATTCGTAACAGAGCAATTAATGCAATGTATCAAAAACGAAGATTTGGTGGAGCAGTTACCGAGTTACAGAAACAGATGGAATGGATGTGGACTTCAGATTGGTATCAGGACTTGACTCTTGATACAAGGCTATTATTTCAAGTCGATGAAAGGTCTGACTTATTACAGTATGTTTATTACTGGACACTTGAAGATGGTTATGTATGGCAACCACCAAGTAATGTTGTTTGGTATGAACATAATGGTAGAATAAAACCTAGTGTATCAGAAAAGGAAATAATAAATGCACATAAGTGATAAAGTTGTAGTAAGTTGGTTCAACTTTCTCAGAGATAATGTAGATAACCCAGAAGTAACTAAAAGATATTACGAATGCTTTTGGGAAAGTCAATTAAAAAGCAAACAAATAGTATTAGACTTAATTGATTCTATGGACATATATCAATGTTATATTTTTGGTGGATGGTATGGGTTGTTAGCACAGATACTTACAGATTCTAGGCGATCACATCACCCCATAGTATCTGTTGATATCGATCCTAAGTGTGAAGTTGTAATTAATCGATACTTTAATTTTGATGGTGGTATTGTTGCTAACACAGGCGATATGGCAACATATAAGTATAAGATTCGTCCTGATCTAGTTATCAATACAAGTACAGAACACGTTGATCAAAAAACTTATGATGCTTGGTATGATAATATACCATTAGATACTGAGTATATTATACAAGGTAATAATCTAGTAATACCAGAACATATCAGACTTGCAGATGACATTAATCATTTTAAAGAAATAAATCGATGCACTAAAGTTATTGAGAAGATTGTTACAGATTGTCCTGGACCAGATGGCATCTTTCAGAGATATACTATCAAGGGCGTTAAAGTATGACCCCATTGGAATATTATGAAAAGATAAAAGAAGACTATGATAAGATTTCTCCTTCAATGTGTGTATTGAAGTGGGAACACCTAGAGATGCATTTAGGTTCTGCACAAAGTCATTCTTGCTTTCATGTTCCAATGAAACATATAAACGAAGATGAAGACTTTCACAATACAGAACAGAAGAAAGAAGTACGTAATCAAATGCTTGATGGTGTTAGACCATCTGAGTGTTCATATTGTTGGAAAGCAGAAGATGCTGGTTCTTGGTCACCAAGAATAACACTAGCACCTATTCATACATTAAAAGACAAAGACATTATAGTAAAGACTGCATCGTTACCTAGAAATGCTGACGTATATCCAAAGTATCTAGTAATGAGTTTCAATACTAAATGTCAATTAAAATGTTCTTATTGCGGAACTCAAAGTAGTTCTTCTTGGTATGAAGAAATTAAAAATGATGGTCCATGGGATGTAATATCAGATGAAAGTTCTCGTGGATATAATTTAAATGGCAGAGAAACATTATATACAGGTGATGATAACGCTATGACTAAAAAGTTTTGGGAATGGATAAAACAAGCAGTGATGCATCTACACACAATTAGACTTACTGGTGGTGAACCTCTGCTAAGTGAGAACACATTTAAACTTGCTAAGTTTATTAGAAATCATCCTAACGGAGAAAATATTGAGTTTAACGTAAATAGTAATCTTTGTGTATCTGATAGACGAGTAGAAAGAATTATCGATACAATGAAAGATATGAAAAAACCTAAAGTGTATGCTAGTATAGACAGTTGGGGACCTCAAGCAGAGTATATTAGACATGGATTAAAAGTTGATATGTTTGAGCGCAATCTAGAAAAACTAGTAGATGCCAAGATAGACGTTGGTATTATGTCTACTTTTAACTTCATGAGTATTCCAAATTACAAAGAATTGCTTGATGTTATCTTGGACTTTAAAGGACTTTCTTGGATTAAAGGAGATGCAACTTTTCTTTTAGATACACCACATATGGTTTATCCAAAACATTTATCTGCATTGATTACAGACGATAAACAACTTGACAACCTACGTGAACTGGTGTATTATATGAGTACTCATGTAGATGACAATGATGTTACTAAATTTAACTCAGGCGAGTATGCTAAGTTTGAGAGAGTACTACAGTGGGTAGAAAAAAATAGATTTACTGGTAACGAATTGATCAAACACAGAAAAGACTTCAGAGCATTTGTTGATGAACACGACAAAAGAAGAGGTACAAACTTCATCGAGACTTTTCCTGAACTAGAGTATTTTTACGAGATGTGTAATGGCTGAAAAAGGAACGAATGAATATTGGATAGATGAATTAAAAGAAAAACGAATTAAGATAAATGATATAAGCCCTTCTTTTTGTTCTGCCAAATGGCTACAAACTACTCTGATGTTACAGAATGGTTATAATCACTCATGTCACCATCCTTCACCCCATAAGATTCCCGTAGAAGAAGTTCTAGAGAATCCTGCCGCCCTGCATAATAGTCAATATAAGAAAACTCAAAGAGATAAGATGCTTTGTGGTGATAGACCTAAAGAATGTGACTATTGTTGGAAGATCGAAGACCTAGATAAAGAATACTTTTCTGATAGACATTATAAAACTGCTGATTGGTGGGCATGGGATAAAATAGATGAAATAGCAAATAGTGATCCTTACGATGATGTATATCCTACTTATCTAGAAGTATCATTTAGTAATGCTTGTAATTTTGCTTGTGCATATTGCTCACCTGAAATATCATCTACTTGGATGCAAGACATTCAGAAAGACGGAATATATCCAGTTAAGTTTGGTTCACATGATTTGAATTATTTAAAAGAAGTTGGTAAGTTTCCATTCAAGAATAGTGAACCTAACCCATATGTTGATGCTTTTTGGAAATGGTTCCCTGATGCATTCAAGCATCTAAAAGTATTTCGTATAACTGGTGGCGAACCTACAATGTCAAAAGATTTTTGGCGAACTGTTGATTATATTGTAGAACACCATCATGAAAATCCAGAACTTAAAATAGGAATCAATAGTAACTTAGGTACAGACCCGCGTCTGATTGAAAGACTTATTGCGTCTGTTATAAGACTTGAATCGCATGGCATTGAAGTCGAGATATTCACAAGTGCAGAAAGTACTGGTAATAAAGCGGAGTATGCCAGAGACGGTATTGTATATAATGAATGGATAGAAAACATAGAACGTATGTTGATAGAAACCAACTGTCGAGTTGTTATAATGACAACGGTAAACATATTATCAATATCTACAATGCAAGATTTCGTTCAAGATATAATGGACTTACGTATCAAGTTTAATCAGAATTTGGCACATAATAGAATACCTTTAAGTGTAAACTACTTACGTTATCCACCACATTTACAATGTACTTTATTGTCTTCTGTTTATCGTGAAACAATGGCAAACAAACTAGAAGTATTTTGTGAGGGGTGGTTGAAGTATGATTCACCAGATAAATTTGCTAGACTCTACTTAGAAGAGTTTGATCAAATAAAACGATTGTGTGATTATCTGAGAACGGAGCCAGTCGCTGATAAATACAGAGAAGACTTTGCAAACTTTATACGTGAATATGATAGACGTAGGGGAAAGAATTTTGAAGAAACTTTTCCTGAATTGATTACAGATATGGAGAAATGGTAATGGCAGTAAAATACATTCACGTTAATATGCATAAAATTCGTGCTAACAAAAAGCATGGAACAAATGAACCCGTCTTAACTGTAAAAGAAGGAAGAAAAAATACTTACGGGCATAGTGTAAAGATACATGGTCCCAGTGAGGTTATATATGGTGGTAATGATAAACCATTATTACCATGTGGTGCTAGAGTTGTTATTAAAACAGAAGCGGATGTTGACATTGACTAAAGATAATGATTTAATTAAATACCGTAAAGATATTCTTGATACAAAATCTAAAAGTTTTTGTGGTGCAAAATGGTATAATGCTACCACATGGCTAGGCAGTGGCACTACTGCATCTTGCCATCACCCACCCGCTCACAAAATTCCATTAGAAGAGATTACAGTAGATCCGTCTGCTATTCATAATACAAAGCATAAGAAAGCCATGCGTAAAATGATGCAACGTGGCGAAAGACCTAGAGAGTGTGAGTATTGCTGGAAAGTTGAAGACATGGAAACTGATGCTGTTAGTGACCGTGTATACAAGTCAATAATCTATACTGAAGATGACTTGAAAAAAGCACATGAAATGGATTACAATGAAAGTGTTGATTTAAAAACATTTGAAATCTCTTTTGATCGTACTTGTCAATTGGCTTGTTCTTATTGTAACTCAAGTTTTAGTACTACTTGGGCAAAAGATATAACCAAAAAAGGTCCTTATCAAAATCTAGTATCTGATGGTGCTGGTGCATTTCAACATGATGGTGCATGGGCAGAACCATATGGTAAAAGAGAAGAGAACCCATATGTAACTGCATTTTGGGAATGGTGGAATGATGGTCTATCTAAAAGTCTAGAAGAACTGCGTGTTACTGGTGGTGAGCCTTTAATGTCAGATCAAGTCTGGAAACTATTTGATTGGTTTGGTGAAAACAAAACAGATATGAGATTTGCTATTAATTCAAACTTGATGGCAAAAGATTCTCTTATTGATTCAATGATTGAGAAGACACAGAAGGTAGATCAGTTTCATCTTTATACTAGTTGTGAAGCAACCGGATTACAAGCAGATTACATTCGTGACGGTCTACATTATGAAACTTGGAAAAACAATGTTTACAAAATACTGACTCATGGTAAACTTAGTGGTTGTAATATTATGATGACCATTAATAGTTTATGCTTGTTTAGTATTACTGATTTTCTTGATGATGTATATGATATGAAAATTCATACTGGACTAAAGGCTCCTGTTGTTAGTTTGAACTTATTACGTTTTCCTAGTTTTCAGTCACCGCTTGCTTTACCAGATCATATTAAAGATCATTGTCGAAAGCAACTACAAGATTGGTGGGAAGAAAAGAAAGACTTAAAACTGTGGCATGAATTTGAGCGGGCTAGTATAGAACGTCTTATTGACTATCTTGTTACTGTTGACGCACCACACAGACGTACAAGTGACAAGATGACATTGTGGAGAGACTTTAAAACTTTCTACGCTCAATATGATGAAAGAAGAGGGTTGTCATTATCTGTATTTCCTAAAATACTTACAGACTGGGTAGAAACTATTCCTACTACAGAAACTATTCCATTAAAAGAAATGATTGACGGAGACAGTACACGCCAATATGCTGATGATCCAGACTTAAAGAAAATTGCAGATGAGGAAGGTTGGGTTTTAAAACCAGATAGTAAAAACATTGATAAGCCTTTGGCATCATATGACGAAGAATGAGTTATCTCCATATTTTTGTGTTGCACCCTGGACTCATACGTATGTAAGTCCTCAAGGTGAAAGGCGCTTGTGTTGTGCTAGTAGAGAAGACGCTTCTTTTCAAAAACAATATATTGACTCTGGTGATAAAGCTGGTAAGTTCGAACCAGATACATTAAAAGAACATTGGAACAGCGAGTATATGAAAGATATACGTAAGCGTATACTTGCTGGTGAAAAGATATCACAATGTGAGGTATGCAATAGTCAGTTATTAAATCTACATACATATAAACAGTACTTTACAGAAACATTGTTTCCACATAAAGTAGAAGATATAATTGCTAAAACTGAACCAGACGGTCATTATAATGATCTTCCTGTTTCTTATGATTACCGCATATCTAATCTATGTAACTTTAAGTGTAGAATGTGTGGGGACCAACTGTCTAGTAGTTGGGAAGCAGAAAATAAAAAGAACGGTCGCTTACAAGATCAACCTTGGTTAGAACCAGCAACTAGAAAAAATATAGACACATTTCAAAAAGAAGTTTTAGAAGAAGAACTTCAAGCCGCAGTAGATGAAAGACGTATTGAAGAAATTTATTGGGTTGGTGGCGAACCTCTTATGTGGGAACGTCATTGGACTATATTAGAACAATTAGTTTACGATGGTCAAGCAAAAGATGTTACTCTTAGATACAACACAAATTTAAGTAGAGTATCTTATAAGGGTATAGAATTGTTTGATCTTCTTCCTAAATTTAAGCACGTTAATTTATGTGCGAGTATAGATGGAGTAGGAAAGGTTGGGGAATATATTAGAACCGGACTCAAATGGGAAGAGTGGTTGGAAAACTTCAAACGTGGTTTACCGCTTATTAATAATTTTGGTAATGATGCCATGGTCTTTGATGTTACTCTTACTACTCCAGGATTATTTGGTCTTAAAGAACTCTTTGATGTTGTTACTGAACTTAATGTAAAATCGTATTTCAAGTTTACTTTTGCATTTGATCCTAGTGTTGTTATGAGTCCTCTGTGTTTACCTAAAAGCATTTTGGAAGATACTGTACAAGAACTGCTAGAATATATCGAACCCAGAATGACAGATAAGACTCATGTTTATAAAACATCTCTTGTGAATCTATTGAATAGACAAACTTTTGAAGAGCAGTGGCCAGATACTTATAAACAAGGAATAAAAAGTGGCAAAGGACATATGGAGTATATTGATAGTATACGAAATGATGACCTAAATTTTAGAGATACACTTTCTAATGATGCAAAGATTTGGTGGGATTCTATATGATAGTTGTTATTGCAAATTATAGAACTGGTTCATCTACGCTGATTAAAAAGTTACATGGAGAAACTGGACTCAAGTTCTTTTCACAATATACGGGTGAATGGTGTCACGGCTTCAATGGTGGTTATAAAAAGCCAGATTCTGATATAAAATTATATAAAATAATGCCTGATAATATTGGCCATAATGAATCGTTATTTAAAAAAGAATATCTTGAATGTGCTGATGATTTAATTTTTTGTTTAAGAAAAGACATAAGAGCCCAAGTTAATTCTATGATGTATTCTTGGGCTTTTGACTGGTGGCATCCAGGAAAAAAATTGCCAGATACAAGAAAAACACTTACCGATTATGATAATAAAGTGATAATAAGAACTATTATTAATAATCTTAAACTTCAAAAAATTTGGTATAAAGAGTTTGGTGGTAAAATTATGTTTCTTGAAGATAGAGAAGATAAACACGAAAAATATGATAAACATGATACACCAGATTTACTGGATATTCCAGACTATGATCTTGAAATAGTAGACGCAGAGGAATATTTTAATGAGTAAAACTTTTTGCCCTTTGCCATGGACACATTTAGCAACTCACCCACAAGGTGAATTGACACTTTGTTGTGAAGCAGATCATACACAAGGTATTTCTGAGTCATTTGATACAGATGAATTCAATCAAAGAAAGCCAAAAACACTACATACAACCAAATATGATTTTGACTTAATACAGAACAGTGATTCGTTTAGTAAAGTTAGAAAACAAATGCTTAATGGTGAAGAGCCTGTTCAGTGTACGAGATGTTTTGATTTAGAAAAAGTAGGAATAAAATCAAAGAGACAGTATGAATCTGATAGATTAAACTTCAATGAATTTAGAGCGATAGAGATAACAAATAAAGACGGTACAATAAATGATGTCTCATATGAATTTGTTGAGTTACGTTTGGGTAATCACTGTAACTTAGCGTGTCGTTCTTGCAACCCATTGTCAACTAGCCGTTGGATAAAAGATTGGAATACTGTAAATCCAGATAACCCACTTTCTTATGATAAGAATCTTTTTAACTGGCCACTTGATACTGATTTTTGGGAAAAGTTGTTAGAACATTCTGATACTCTTAGATATGTTTACATTAATGGAGGAGAACCACTTCTCATTGATAAACATAAACAGTTTTTAATTGATCTTGTAGAGTCTGGTAGATCGAAAGATATTACGTTAGTATATTCTACTAACTGCACAGTTATTAATCACACATATGAAGAAGTTTGGAAAAACTTTAAGCACGTACAACTTATGATATCAATCGATTGCTTAGAAGAAAGAAATTCTTTTATTAGACACCCATCAAAGTGGGATGTTATTACACAAACTTTAGAATGGATAAAAAAGGTATGTGAAGCAGATAATATTTCATATAACATAATGCAAACGGTATCTACATACAACATATTATACATGAAAGAGTTTCACGAATACTTTTCTTTTGCTCCATATATTTCTATGAACTTTGTTACTGATCCATCTTATCTTGATCCTGCATTGTTGCCACAAAAAATAAAAGATGCTGTTGTTGCTAAATTTCCTAATCAAACAGTAATTGATTACTTGACAAAAGGCAAAAGTTCTGATAATATGACAGAGTTTTATCAGAAGACCTTGAAAATGGATGAACTGAGAAACAATAACTTTAAACAAACTTTTCCAGAACTATACGATATGGTGTACCTTTATGTCTGATAAATTTTTCTGTGTAGCGCCATTCGTTCATCTATATGCTCATACGACCGGTGAAGTAAAGACTTGTTGTGTTGGCAATACTACTTATGGTTCTTTAAAAGAAAAGACTATAGAAGAGATATGGCACAGTGATGAATATAAGACGTTGAGAAGAGATTTTATTGCGGGAGAGATTACACCTGAAATAGCAAAAAATTGTAGTACTTGTATCAATTTTGAAAACTCTAATATTCACTCTTTGAGAGAAGGTCTTAATGATGAATTCAAAGCATTTGCTGAAATAGATGAAAATGCAGATGTAAATCTATTGTATATGGATTTTAGATTCAATAATTTTTGTAACTTCAAATGTCGTGGATGTTATCATGAATACAGTAGTTCGATTCATAACGAAGATAAAGGTTCTTCACAAGACCTTATCTTTGCTGGTAAGACAGAAGAAGATTTGTTTGATCAAGTTTATCCTTATTTACCAGACGCACAAAAGATTTATTTTGCTGGTGGTGAACCACTAATTCAATGGGAACATTGGAAAATATTAGACAGACTAGAAGAATTGAACCGCACTGATATGAAACTTGTATATAATACAAATTTTAGTACCATGAAATATAAACAAAGACATATAACAGAATATTGGAAAAAGTTTAGTGATGTAAAACTCTTGTTAAGTTTAGATGGTATGGAAAAAGGAGCAGAGTATTGGAGAAATGGTACTAAGTGGGATAAATTGGTAGAAAACATTAAGAAAGTTAAGAAAGAAACTCCGCACGTTTATATGGGAGTAACTTGTACTGTTGGATGGGCTAATCTGTATACTGCAATGGATTTTATAGATTATTGTGCTGATAGTGCGAATCCTAACGATGTAGATGATTTTACATTCTTAGATCCAGTAAGAATTAACATTAATGTGTTAGAACAACCAATACACTTCTCAACTCAAAGTGTTCCTGATTGGAAAAAAGAAGAACTTGAAAAAAGAATCAGAAAAACCTATGATAAATACATTAGCATGGGATTCGAAGATGATTCTTTGTTGGCTAGAAATCTTGTTGCCTTGATTAATTTTATGTGGGCAAAAGAAGGAGACTCTAGAAGAATAAAAGGGGGTTGGGACCAGATAGTAACGCGAAGAGATGAATTAAGAGATGAGAATTTCTTTGAGGCATTCCCAGAACATATAAACATGAAAGAGATAATTGAATGAGTGATGATGTAATTTTTCCTATTAAGACGGCAACTTCTTGTCAGTTTAAATGGTCTTGGAGTACAATATTTTTATCAAAGGGTACATCAACGAGTTGTCATAGATGTAACCACTGGGAATTTGATTTAAGTACCATTAAAGACTTTCATAATCTTCCTGGTAAAGTTGGTGACAGAGAGAAGATGCTTGATGGCTTATGGCCAGGGAATGGTTGTGAGTATTGTAAAAAGATTGAAGATGCTGGTGGCTCTAGTGAGAGAACTGCTTGGATCAATAAGAAAGATTTGATACCACCAGAAATTGTTGCGGGCGATCTTAAAGCAACTAAAGTTACTCCACGTTTATTAGAAGTTTACTTTACCAACGTTTGTAATCAAGCGTGTACATATTGTACTCCTCAGTTTAGTTCTGTTATTGAAGCAGAATATAAAAAGCATGGACCTATTGCCGCTAATCCTAGTTATATGATACACAAAAGTGTGGATAACTATCCTCTATATCTACAAAAATTTTGGGAATGGATGGTAGAAAATTCTCATCATCTATATGAGTTTCAGACACTTGGTGGTGAGCCAATGTATCAAAAAGAATTTGATCAGTGTTTAGACTTCTTTGATAAACATCCTAATCCAAATCTTATTTGGAGAATTTTTAGTAACTTAAAACATGACGAAGAAAAATTTAAAAAGAAGATTCAAAAAGTAAATGATCTGATTGCCAAAAAGAAGATACGAGAGTTTCATATTGTTGCTAGTCAAGATTGTTGGGGACCTCAAGCAGAGTATGCCCGTTATGGAATGGACTTAAAAAATTGGGAAACAAATTTAAGATATTGTTTATCTCAAGGCGTACCAGTCAATATACATATGACGATCAGTGCAATTACTGTACCTACTTTAGGTGATTTCATTGATAAGATTTATAGTTTGCGTCAAGAATATAAAGCTGGACTATGGATTAGTTCGAATACAATTGTTAGACCAGAATGTTTAGATCCTTATATATTTGGCGATAAAATTGCTTTCTACTTAGAAGAAGCAATCTCTAAAATTACTGATCCCAATGATAAAGAACAAAAAGAATGTTTAGAGGGCATTCTTAAAGGAATGAATACAAGCACTCTGAATGTACCACAAGTAATTGCATTTGAAAAATATTTAGATGCAATTGACTTACGAAGAAATACAAACTGGAGAAAATTATATCCGGTTATAAGTGATATAGTGAAAGATGTTACGGAGAATATAATTGGCACTGGATAATCCTCCAATATCTTTCGATCAAGGAGAAAAAATAATATCTTTGTTGGAGCATATGATCTGGTTGTTAGAAGATCAGAATTCCACAAAAGAGATTTCTCATAGAGAGCCTGGCACTTTGCCTATACCTGCTTTTGGTAGATATGAACGTGCTGAATATCCTGAAGTTTCTTTTAATTTATTCTTTGATAGATCCAAAGAAAGAATAGAGAACCCAAATGGTAATGGCGAACTTCTTTATCCACCTAATGGCAGTGATAATAAAGTTTTATACGATACTATTGCACCCCTGATAGGTCACATAAACGGTACGGTTAGAATATATGATGTTAAAGACTATGAATCTGCTTCAAAAACTTTCGGTAAAAATGATGTAAACATTTATCCTATAGATTTGTGGTTAGAGTTTCCAAAAATGTTTGGTAATTGTATATCAAATATATCTGTTAAAGCAAGAGAGTTGATTGCAGATAAAAAACTCTCTTTGTTCTTACTTCTTATGGGAGAATCTTTTGGTTGTGATGAGCATCAATGGATAAAAAAACTTTCTCAGTCTATTATAGGTCATGGACTTGCTGATAGTAAAATTGCAATTTCTTGTGCTGATTTAAAATTTAACAAAAATTATGAACAATGGTGTGAAGTGAATCCTGAAATTCCTGCACAGTTTAAATTTAAGAACATAGTTCCTTTTGAATATTTTCAGTTGTTATACTTAATTCAATATTTAAGCAGAACTGGTAGATGGATGCCAGAAGGTAAACCAGCAAAATATGCAACTGAAGGAACATTAAAACCTTTGTCTGAAGCAGAAGTAATGTTAAATGTTCCTAATTCAGAATCAAAGAAAAAAGATTTTATGTGTATGAATGCTAGAATAAGACCACATAGAATTGCAATGATATCGGAACTTCATAGACTAGGAATGCATGATAACTTCATTAGTTTATTATTTAGAGGTGAATCAACGGATACTATTACAGGTAGAGGAAACTTACACACGTATATCAAAGAACAATTCTTTGAAAATGAACAACAAGTCGAATGGTTTGAAACCATGTTTGTCAAAAATAGATTAAAAAGACGTATTATAATGGATGCCCATGAAGAAGTTATTAGTGATGATAGAATACTTAATAAGAAATATTTTGAAGAGTCTTACTTTAGTCTTGTAACCGAAACTAATTTTGGTTTACCTTTTTATGATAACCCAGAATTTGCTCTTTATATGCGTAAAGAACCATACAATAGAACAATGTTTATTACAGAAAAAACTTTTAAGCCCCTTGCATATTTTCATCCAATACTCATGTTAGGATCTCCTGGAACTTTGGCTTTTTTACAAGATGAGGGGTATGAGACATTTCCAGAAATGTTTGATGAGTCTTATGATTTAATGACAGATGATAAAGAAAGATTTAATGCTGTTGTTAATCAAGCATACACTTGGAGTAAAAAATCAGATGCAGATAAAAGAGAAATCTATGATAGTGTTAAGAAAAAACTACATCACAATCATGAACATTTTATAGGCAAATATAATAACTTGAAAAGAAGACAGAATAACTATTTTAGATATATTGGAGGAGTACTCAGATGAGAATTGGGTTTATTGGTTTTGGTAAATTAGGTCAGCCATGTGGAGAAGTAATTTCAGAAAAAGGACATGATGTAGTTGCATATGATGTAGCCGATGTAGACACTACTGTAGAAATGAAAGATTCTATTGAAGAGGTTGTTAAAGATAGAAACATTGTATTCATTGCTGTGCCTACACCACATGATCCAGCATATGATGGTAGCGCACCAACATATCATTTACCACCAAAAGACTTTTCATATGACATTGTAATTGATGTTATAAAAGAAGCAAACAAACACATGAATAAAGATCAATTGTTGGTTCTTATAAGCACTGTGTTGCCGGGCACTGTACGTAGAGAGTTTGTACCATTAGTTACTAACACTAGGTTTGTATATAATCCATATTTAATTGCTATGGGCACAGTAGCGTGGGATATGGTAAATCCAGAAATGGTAATGATAGGAACAGAAACGGGAGAGACAACAAAAGAAGCTGGTGAACTTATTTACTTCTATGCAACTATTATGGAAAATGATCCTCGCTATGTTGTGGGTACATGGGATGAGTGTGAATGTATTAAAGTATTTTACAATACGTTTATTAGTGCCAAGATCGGTCTTGTGAACATGATACAAGATGTTGCAGAAACACAGGGCAATATTAATGTAGACGTTGTTACCAATGCACTTAAAGATAGTACCCAAAGAATTATGGGTCCTTCTTACATGAAAGCTGGAATGGGAGATGGCGGTGCTTGTCACCCAAGAGATAATATTGCATTAAGATATATGGCAGATAATTTAGATTTGAACTATGATCTTTTTGCAGAAATAATGAAAGCAAGAGATATGCAAGCATCAAATATGGCATCGGCTATACTTAATTTAGGAGATAAGATTTACTTTACTTCAGACAGTTATAAACCAGGTGTTTCATACACTGCTGGTAGTTACAGTCTATTAGTACAAGAGTATGTAAAAGAAATGGAAGGTGAAGTGGTAGATGATATTGCAGAAGCAGATGTCATTGTTCTTGTACACCCAGAAGAAACTACGGCAGAAGAACTTGGTAAACATCAAGTTATATTTGACCCTTGGAGAAAATTCACAAGTGATACAAACAAAGTAGTACATTATGGTAATACGAGAATGCAATGACTATTGAGCAAAAAATAAAAGACTATTGGAATGCTCAACCCTGTAATATCAATCATAGTAAAGAACCTTTCGGTACTGTAGAATATTTTGACAGTGTAACCACTAAACGCTACAAAGCTGAACCACATATATTAGATTTTGCAGGGTTTCATCTGTGGCGAGGCAAACGTGTTTTAGAAGTAGGATGTGGTATCGGAACTGATGCAGAGCAGTTTATGCGACACGGAGCAGAATATACTGGCATTGATATCAGTGACGAAAGTTTGCGTATTTGTGAACAAAGGGCTGATGTACAAGGATTAAAGGGTAAGTTTATTAATCGAAGTGCTACTGAAAATCTGGAAAACCTTGGCAAGTTTGATTTGGTATATAGCTATGGCGTATTACATCATTATCCAAACATAGAACAATCCATACAAAACATTCATGATGTGATCAATCTTAATGGAGAATTCAGATTTATGGTGTATGCTAAAGACAGTTGGAAATATTCTATGATTCGTAAAGGATTGGATCAGTTTGAAGCCCAAGCAGATTGTCCATATGCTGAAGCATTCACGAGGAATGAAATAGAACTCTTATTGAAAGATGACTTTTGGAAAATTGAAAGGTTGCGTCAAGCACATTGTTTCATGTATAATGTAGAGAAGTACAAAAAAGGAATTTTTGAATTTGAACCATGGTTTGAATCAATGTCTGAAGTTATGCGTGAAGCAGTAAAAGAGTACTTGGGTTGGCACCTTCTTGTTAAAACACGTAGGATTTAAAATGAAAAAAATAATTTTTTGGTATGATAAACAGGATGAAGTTAATTCATGGATTCCCGAATATGATGATTGGTTAAAAGCATCACCTGCCTTTGATAAAGCCTCTTATGATTATTGGCAAAAATGTTTGGGTATAGTAGATTACGTTGAGCCTTTAAGTAAACATCTTGATATAGAAACTCGTTTTTTATCAGATTGGGAAGAAAATGATTACTTGAACGTCTATGTACTTTCTATACAGCAACTTATTATCTCTAACTATAATGGCATGGGAACTATCATTGATACTATACCTTATAATACACAACAACTTTTAAGAGACAAAAAATTAAAGTTGTTGATACTAAATCATAGAGAAGGATGGCCAGCAGAGAAGTTTTTACCTTCAATACAAGTACATCTTGATTATAACAATATGCAAGATATTGATGCTTATGTTTTTACTGCTAACTTAAAAGTAGACGAGAAAATTTGGGCAAGAGATGGTATAAAAAGAATATTTAATGTATCAGAGTTTGAAAACATTTCTTTACGACAAAATGAAACAAACGCAGAATATAAAAATCAAGAAAAACAAAATGATTATATTGCTTTAAATAGGATTGTTAGAACACATCGAATGGCATTATATAGTGAACTTGATAGACTACAACTTCTTGACAAAGGTGCTTTTAGTTTTTTAGGAGAATCTTACTTAAATAAATATCCCAGTGATATTGTAGAAGCAGATAAAGAAGATTACGTTGAAATTTATAAGTTGCTTAGTGGTGCTCAGTTAGATCATTTTGAAAACTTTGAAATGAAGAAGCACACAGTTGATTCAGCATATTTCTTTTCAAATGATCCTGTTAATTTATACAACACATCATATATTAACTTAATCACAGAAACTCATTTTATGGAAAACTCTGGGTTTTTAACAGAGAAAATTTTTAAGTCTTTTATTCACTATAAACCATTCTTGTTAATAGGAGAACATGGTAGTTTATCTAGATTGAGAGATATGGGATATCATACTTTTTCTGAATTGTTTGACGAGTCTTATGATAACATCTTAAATCCAGCAGAACGTTTTAATGCGGTAATAAATCAACTTAGAAACTGGTGCGCTAAATCAAAAGATGAAAAAGATGAATTAATTAACAAAGTAGAAAACAAAGTTATCTATAATCATGATTTATTTTTTAGCGAACAGAACATAGATAATAAAGTAAAAGAAAACAAATCAATGTTTGAACAAATGGAGAACTAAAATGAAAGCAATCTGGGACAAAATTAGGGCGCCTTATTTGAGATGGAAACTCAAAAGAGAATACAGAAAGCGTATTAAAGAACTACAAGAAAGAGATCCTTTTATATATGACTAATAGAGTTGAATGGGGTATTAGTGCAGGTACGCATGATGCTTCTATTACTGTAATGCGTGGTGATGAAATAATATTTGCATCTCATTCCGAAAGATACAGTAGATTAAAGAACGACAAAGATTTAGATGATAGTCTTATAACGTCGGCGCTCAAGTGGGGTAAACCAAGTATTGTTTACTGGTACGAAAATCCATTGTTAAAATGGACAAGAAAGAAATGGGCAAAACAACCTAGAGCGTGGTTAAGTCCTAAAAAATATTTAAAACAATATGGTATTACTGCTCCTATAAAATGGGGCAATCATCATAGAAGTCATATGGCAGCCGGATATTATACTAGACCATTTGGTGATTGTGCTACTCTTGTTATCGATGCTATAGGTGAGTGGACTACTACAAGCATTTGGAATAATGAACACCTAGTTTGGTCTGATAGTTATCCTAAATCTTTTGGACTATTCTATTCTGCATTTACAAGTAGAATTGGACTAAAGCCAAACGAAGACGAATATATTCTTATGGGTATGGCAGCCTATGGTAATCCTAATAGATTTCATTCAGAAGTATTAGATGTATGGTATTCTGATGTCAACTTACATAAGGGTGTTTCTTGGTGGATGCCAGAACTTACAGAACAAGATTATTTCGATGTAGCCGCGGCAGTACAAGCAGTTTATGAATCTGAATTTAAGATGATGCTACAAAAAGTTAAAAGAATTACAAATCAAAACAAATTAGTGTTTATGGGTGGGTGCGCTTTAAACTGTCTTGCAAATAGACTTATACCAGATTACTTTAAAGATCACTGGATAATGCCTAATCCAGGAGACGCTGGATCATCACTGGGTGCTATTCTTGCACATAAAAAGAAAGTTGTGCCATTTACTGTATACACTGGTCATACAATATATGGTAAATACCCCGTAGTAAACTTACTTAAAGAATTGAAAGAAACTGGTATTGCTGGTGTTGCACATGGTAAAGCAGAGTTTGGTCCCAGAGCATTGGGCAATAGAAGTTTACTCGCTGACCCAAGAGGCAAAGAAATGCAAGACAAAGTAAACAAGATTAAACAACGTCAAGAGTTTAGACCATTTGCTCCTATAGTAAAACAAGAAAATGCAAGCAGATGTTTTGATGTAGATACTAATTTTCATTCTCCTTATATGCAACACGTGGTCAAGTGTAAAGACCCTGATAAGTACCCCGCAATTGTGCATAAAGATGGAACTAGTAGAGTACAGACTGTCACTAAAAAATCTCATAGAGGACTATATGATCTATTGACAAGGTGGGAAAGAGATACTGGTTGTCCATTGCTCTTGAATACAAGTTTAAATATAAAGGGTATGCCTATTGTAAATTCAAGACAAGACGCAATAGATTTTGAAACGGAATATGATGTACGAGTTTTTTAATGAGAATATTAGTTGCAGGTGATAGTTGGACTCATGGTTGGAATGTAGATCATTCTTGGTGGCATTATTTAGATGAAACTGATATAACTTCTGTTGCTATGTCCGGCGATAGTAACTCAATTATCTCTCAAGAAGTTCGTAATATTTGTAGAAAAGAATCCTATGATCTTATAATTGTAGGATGGACAAGTATGTTGCGAATTCAAGATAGTCGAGGTGATCCCGCAGTTTGGTGGGCAGAAAATATTAACGAGGATGGTTCTAAAGAATTAGATGATTTCTATCGTAACAACTCTTTGGATTATTTTCAAAATAAAATGTATGAACACATTCAACAAGTAGAATCTCTACAAACTAAAGTACTACACTTTTCTGTTTTTGGCGACAATTTTGGTAATGTCAAACATAAAATGGATATATCTTGTTTAGAATATCTTGCGAATGACAACGGTTATAAATTCATGTATAATGTTCCAACTTTTGAATTTGGTTTATTATCAAATGAAAGAAAAGAAATATCAAAAATGTTGTTTCATAAAAAAGAAGACGTATATCCAAATTGGGAACTTGCTCTTTTTGAAAGAGATAAAATACAATTAGATTTTCCTAAGACTGACAACTTTCAATTTTGTGGTCATCCTAGCGAGAAAGGACATAAATTATGGGGCGCAAAAATTAACGATGCAATTCGATCATTATAATTTTGTATCATGTATATACAACGATGTTGAAACTATATTTGTTCACAATAAAGAAACTTTGGGCAATCATTATCTAGATGATAGACCAGTAGAAGAACAATACCACTGGCTTGTAGACAATGCTTTTAACTTTCAGAGTGACACTATGATAGTGTACATTAAAGGTTACAAGTATAGCAATGGTCATTCCACTATTGTTAATCACATTAAAAAATGTTCTCCTAAAAAATTAATTGTATTTAATGATGATGCACATACACCATGGCAAGAACTTGATCTTGTTATAGATGAATTAAAAGGTAAGACTCATGAGGGTCTTCTTATTTCATACTTGATCGCAGAATCTTGTATAGAAGATTATCAGATATACGACTGTGAGTATGGGGCTTTAAGCTACTACCACAGCAACATACAAGCCGATAGGTACCATTACTATAATATTTGGACACATTCATATGCACCACACTCTCACAATTTACTTAGAGAGTATAAACCCACTAAAGATATGCTTTACAAACTGTGTTGTTGTAGCAAAAAGCCTGATATTCATAGGGCTTTGGCAGCCATTTGTTTGGTAGATAAAGAAGATGTCAAACTAACTTATTATGAAAAACATAGATTTCAAGAACTAGAGAGAATGATATCTTTTACGAATACTGATAAAGTTTTAAATCCTCCATTACCTACATATAAGACTTTACCAGAAAAATATAAAACTCTTATTCAGAATAACTATAAGAAGTTTTTAGAATCAGATTTAACTTGGGATGTAGGTAATATTAGTGATATAGCAGGACATGAACAAGTTAAAACTATTTCTCTTTCTAGAGACTCTTTTCTTACAGTTGTTCCAGAAACTTTATGGGATACCAGTACTAGATTTTGGTCAGAAAAAACTTTAAAGCCTATGTTAATGAAAAGACCTTTTGTTCTTTTAGCTCCAGCAAAAACATTAGACAAAGTTAGACGATTAGGATTTCAGACTTTTGGTAATTATTGGGATGAGTCTTATGATGAAGAATTAGATCATGGTAAAAGATTTGCTATGGTAATGGACATAGCAAACGATATATTAAAAAAAGATTGGGACGAATTATTGTTCTTGTTAAATGATATGGAAGGAATACTAGAACATAATAGAAAACAAGTTTGGAATTTATCTAAGAGGAAATTAATTTAATGGCTGAAATGTTACATATGAAGACTAGAGTTGTAGACATAGAGACTGTCCATGCTTATGGGTGTTCTATGCCAGCTGGTCACGAGATAACACATCCAGCAACTTTGGACAAAAAGCATAGAATTGTTCAACTTCTTGAAGGTCCAGAATTACATAGGGTAATCAGAGCCGACAAAAAAGAATGTTGGGTTGCTACTGTATGTAATAATCTAGGAGTAGATCATATTAATAATGCTAGGTATGGATTATCAAATGAACACAGTGCTTGGATTCTACTTGAAGATATAATGAAAGGAAGAATACAGAGAAATCATGCCGTATTCTTTTGTATTACTTTGTTGACCCGAGTGATGTATTTCGATCCTTTAGATGGTAAACCATTATCAAAACAGTTACACTCATGGGCTGAAGATACACCAGAAATTTTAGAACATTATAATGACTATAAGATGTTATATAATTATTTTCTTTTGATGCAACAAATAATGCTTATGTGTAAGTCTGTTGGTGCGCCACTTTATTTCATACCCAGCTTTGAACATCCTACTTGGAATCTAATGGCAGACTATAGACCCTATAACCCAGATGTTCTTAAAGTGCAGAAAAAGATAAAAGATGACTGGCAATTCAGAAAAATCATTGATCTTATTGCTAGAGAAATGAATGGAATGTCTTTGTTAGTACCAGGAAAAATGCGAAATTCTTCATTTTTATGGTATACAGAAAGTTTGAATCCTAATGTAGACCATAAAGATTTTCACGCATTAACTAAAAAAGGTATTAAATTAAGAGAAAAAACACATTCTCCAGGTCGTCATCCTAATAAATACTCACATGACAAGTATGCAGAAGAACTAACAAAGTTGTTAAAACCAGAAAAAGCTAAATAAAATTATGAGCAATGTTATTCAGTTTCCAAAGATAACTAGATTGCCAGAATATGAACCATCTGGCTATAGAATCAACTTATACACAGAGGATCAAATAGAATTGGTTCTCTTCTGTGTTAATATCTGCGAAGATCAAGATTCCACAAAAAAATACGCAAGAAAGGATCTAAAGAATATGGATCCTGTATTTGTTATGGTCCGAATGAATGTTTGTTTGGACAACAAAATCATTTCAACAAAAGCAAAGGAGGCGATATTTAAAATTGTTAATTCAATCGAAGTAATTCCTATATCATCACTACAATCACACTGACTTATTCATTAACCTAGTAGGATTACAACATATGCCCAGACGAAAATCTAATCTTCAAGTTATATCACAGTACGAAGATGAAGTTCGCCAACCCCAAAAAAACAATCAATGTAAAATTAAGATTGATGACCTCAAAACAATAGGAGCAATGACAGAAACTCAAGGTCAATTCTTCTCACAATACTCTCAAGGTGCCCAAGCCATGTTACTTCATGGTTCAGCCGGTACAGGAAAAACCTTCATAGCCCTCTACAAGGCATTAGAGGAAGTTCTAGATCCATCCACACAATACGAAAAAGTAGTTATTATTCGCTCGGCAGTTGCTAGCCGTGATATCGGTCACTTGCCCGGCGATCAAGATGAGAAATCTGCTGTTTATATGCAACCATACATAGATATGTGCGAAAAACTTATTCCACAGAAGAAAGGTGCATGGAAACGACTTATCGATACTAAAGCCGTAGAATGGATGATTACCTCGTTTGTCAGAGGAATAACATTGGATGATTCTATTGTAATTGTAGATGAATGCCAGAACATGAACGATATGGAGCTAAATTCAGTCTTGACAAGGCTGGGAGAAAATAGTAAAATAGTTTTGTGTGGTGATTTTAGACAATCAGACCTATACAAGCATAGAGGTGATATGTCTGGATTACAGAAATTTATGGTAATTGCTGAAGATATGAAATCTTTTAAAATAATCGAATTTACTGCGGATGATATTGTAAGGAGCAAGTTTGTCCGTGAGTATATAATGGCTAGAATGCGCTATGAGGATGCACATGGTAGCTAAGTTATTGATTTTGTTGACTTTAAATATTACGTAAACCGTAAAAAAAGGTTGACATTCGGCTATTGTTTTGCTATAATAGTCTTATGAAAATATTTAATCACTTAGATTTACCAGAACTTCCTAAACTTTCCAGAAAGAATATCGATGGAAAGCGTATGTATTGTACCGATAGTGGTGATAGATTCCCGTCTATCACTACTGTCCTTTCATGTCGTGGCAAGAAGGGCTTGTACGAATGGAGACAGCGTGTTGGGTCTGAACAAGCAGACAAGATAAGCAAGAAAGCATCCACACGTGGTACCAAAATTCACAAGATATGTGAAGACTATATCAACAACGAACCTCTACCAGAACTGACCCTAGTCGAACAAGAGACTTGGAACACGTTTAGACCTGTTGTAGAGCGTATCGATAACATCCATCATGTAGAACCATTCATGTTTAGTAAGCATCTTGGCATTGCTGGTCAGTGCGATTGTATTGCAGAATTTGATGGTAAGTTGTCTATTATAGACTTCAAAACCTCTCGCAGGGTAAAAACACATAAACAGATTTCAAGTTACTTTGCACAGTGTGCCGCATATGCGATCATGTATGAAGAGTTGACTGGTATTCCTATCAACAGAACTGTGATACTGATGTCAGTAGATGATGAACAACCATCAATTTTTATTGAAAAACGTGATAACTATGTTGATTACTTACTAGAAAGCAAAAGAATGTTTGAAGCTGGTGAGATTGACTAATTTAAAAGTACTAAATACTACTACAGGATTTGATGAAGCGTGAATAGGAAGTTTGGACTCGGGTGCGACTCCCGACACCTCCACCATAAGCACATTTTGACGAGTGTTCTTATGTTGGGGGTGAGTTAGGTTCGACAGGCAACTGAAAACACGTGGAGAATCGGTGCGGAAGCTACCGTGAACGCAACAAAAACCATAAATGCCAACGATGAGGTATTTGCACTAGCCGCATAAGCTAGTCGGGGTATGGGATCCACCTTGTAATCCAACGGTCCCACTTTTATAGCAAGAAAGGATAAACTATATGCTAAAATCGACTTTGCTAACAATTAGCCCTATATTAGTCACATTGTTTTATGTAAATGAGACTCAAGTAGAAGAAGTAAGGGTATACGATACTGTAGACCCAGTTAAGATTGAGGTTATAGTTCCACAAATTGATACAAAAGAAATTCATTGCATGGCATTGAACATATATCATGAAGCGAGAAATGAGTCTGTAGATGGACAAATCGCAGTTGCAAATGTTACAATGAATCGTGCAGAAGATTCAAGATTTCCTAGTACAATATGTGGAGTTGTTTACCAGGCTAAAATGAGTAGTTGGTGGAAAGAAAAAAGAAACAAAGAAGTACCTATTAGAAATGCTTGCCAATTTAGTTGGTATTGTGACGGTAAGAGTGATGAGGTTCATGAGATTAATGTGTACAATAAAATCTATGTAATAGCTGAAGAAGTACTTATGGGATTACATAAAGACAACACACATGGTTCAACACACTATCATGCAAACTATGTCAACCCATATTGGGCAAGTAGTCTACAAAGAGTTGCTTATGTAGATAATCATATATTTTATAGTGGATATTAAATGAACTTTATAGTTACTGGTGGCTGCGGATTTATAGGATCACATTTGGTAGAAGCCTTAGTGGTCACTGGTAACAATGTCATTGTCGTTGACGATCAACGATCTGGAAAATTTAAAATTAAAGATGATAATGTCCAGTATGTAAAACAAGAAGTTTGTAGTGTGGATATCAAAGGTAAATGTGATGGAATAATTCATTTAGCAAATACTCCAAGAATTCGTCTTGCAAACAAAAAACCACTTCTTGCATTACGCAATGGTATTGATCCCACAATTCATGTTGCTGAAATGGCAAGAAAATTCAATTGCCCCTTGTATTTTGCCTCAAGTTCTAGTACAATATACACTGATAGAACATCTAATCCTTACACACTTTCTAAAGCAGTGAGTGAAGATATTCTTAATATGTATCAAGAACTTTATGGAGTTACTTCACATATAATGTATTTTTATAATGTGTATGGACCAAGAGAAGCAAATTATGGTGAACATAGTACGGTAATACGATCATTTAAAACTGCTGTACAAACAGGAAACCCACTACGAATTTTTGGTACAGGAAAGAAGACTAGAGATTTTACTCATGTATACGATGTAGTAGATGGTATGTTAAATTTATTAATGATGGAGAAAAAACCAAAACAAACACATTTTGGTAGAGGTGATCCTTACTCCATAGAAGAAATTGCAGATGCATTTAAGCACCCTGTAGTATATGAGTTTGATAGAAAAGGAGAAGCACAAGATACCATATGTGAAAAACCTTTTATGAAATCAAACTATGATGTTATTGACTACATTAAATTTTGGAAAGAAAAGTTTAATGAAGCAAAGAAATATTTTGAAGTTAAAAATAAATTACAGGAGATAGATAAACGCAATGCCTAAAGTAGTAGATGTAAATAGCCTTTCCATGTCAGATCCATATCTGATAACAAAAGAGTTCAAGTCCTCAAATGAGTTTTCACAGCACATTGAGCGACTGGCACACAACTCGGGTAGCTTTATTGATGCTATTGTTGATTATTGTGGTGCTAAAGACATTGATGTGGAGAGTGTAAAGAAACTATTATCTCCTTCACTGAAAGAAAAAATTAAAGCAGAAGCAGAAGATTTAAACTTACTAAAAGGTGGTAACAAGACATTTAAGTTACCTATTTAATATGGTAGAACCCTTTGAAGTATATAAACTTTACCTTGCACTGAAGTTACATTTCACAAAGAAAGATTACGACATTACAAAGACTAAAGGTGCAGTCAAAGTAAAGCAAGAAACATTTCTCAAACGTAAAGACCTAACTGTTATAAGAAAGTTAGCCAGAGACTATAGTAGAAGTGAGATCATAGACTTCTTAGTAGCCAACTTTGTTAGTGGTGAAAAATGGGGTGGGTTGTTTGATGTTGAAGCCAATAGAATATACAAGCAGTGGTCTATTAGAAAATCAAAGCGGGAATATACTTTTACACAAGACGTTGATGCCTTGTTATTGGAAATGGAAAAGAATAACATAAACAATCCTTTTTATGAAAAAAGTTCTAAACACCCCTTGACTTTTAGATTATATTTTGCTAAAATGATCACAATTGAAACTCTTGTAATATTAGATAAGATTTTCAATTTCGTAGATAGCGAAACGGATGATGTTTTTATCAGTGACTTATCATTGATAGTCAAAAAGTATCGACCGTTCGTTAAGGTTACAGACAAAATGAAGTCTGTAGCACAGTCCTTAAAACTAGTATAAATAGGAGTATACTGTAAGATGGGCAAGAAACGTAATCGCACATCCCAGTGTGGTGACGAAGAAAAGCGTGTTCGTAGAGTAGAGAGCGAGGGTAAAACCAAACTTGACAAATACAAGCACTTATTATATGATGATGGATCGTATGATGATGAAGTTTATGATGAACTATGTTACCATACACACAAAATACATCGCAAATCAAGTACATAACGTAAACAGGAGAAATATATATGTCTTTTAATTCACTTTCTGACCTCCGCAATTCCCGCGGTAATTTCAACTCTTTGATGAAAGAAGTTGAAAAAATGTCCACTACTACCACAACACAATCCCGTGATGATGGTCGTGAGTGGAAACCCACTGTCGATCAAGCTGGTAATGGTTATGCTGTTATCCGATTTTTGCCTGCACCAAAAGGAGAAGATTTTCCTTGGGCAAGAATTTGGAATCACGGCTTTCAAGGACCAACTGGCAAGTGGTACATCGAAAACTCTCTGACTACTCTTGGTCAACAAGATCCAGTGTCTGAGTTAAATACTGAACTTTGGAACAGTGGCGTAGACGCTGACAAAGAAACTGCACGTAAACAGAAACGTAGACTGGCTTACTATGCAAACATTGTGGTTGTAAAAGACCCCGGTAACCCTGCGAATGAAGGACAAGTATTCCTTTATAAGTTCGGTAAGAAAATCTTTGATAAGATTTCCGAAGCAATGAAACCAGAGTTTGAAGATGAGACTCCTCTTAACCCATTTGACTTCTGGGAAGGAGTAAACTTTAAATTGAAGATTCGTCAAGTTGAGGGTTACCGAAACTATGACAAGTCTGAGTTTGAAGCATCTCCAGTTCCAGTAGCAGATAACGATGAAGGTATCGAAGCTATCTGGGCAAAGCAGTATTCTCTTGCTGAGATTACTGATCCTAAAAACTTCAAATCATACGAAGCATTGCAAACTAAATTGCAACAAGTGCTTGGTGGTAAAGCTGTCCCTGCTCCAGCGGCAAGTGTGGCTGCCCAAACTGGTGATGTTGAAGATGATCTGTTCGTAAACAACAACAAAACACCCGATCCTGCCACAACTGTGGAATCAGCATCTACTGATGATGATGCATTATCCTACTTTTCGAAGTTGGCTGATGAGGACTAAATAGTTCTGTCAAGTGTTTAGAGGGGAGCCTTGCGCTCCCCTTTTTTTTCTTTAGGGTTATTATGCACGGAATAATATTTGGTGGCTTGTTAGAAGATATGGGAATGGACGCCAGTATGGTAAGCATTCGTAGATCATCTGGCGCACATAAGATTGCTACCTTTCTACGTAAACATGATTATGATATTGAGGTTGTTGATTATATTCATCGATGGTCTTTAGATCAATTAAAAGAATTCACAACAAAGAAAGTTGATAGCGAAACTCTTTTCTTTGGCTTTAGTTCTACGTTTATGATTAGTACACCAGAATTGGTTGAGTTCGTTCATTGGCTCAAAGAAAAATATCCACACATCAAACAAGTTATCGGTAGTCAGAATCAAACAATGAAAGAACTACCCTGTGATTGGTATGTATATGGGTATGGTGAGTATGCTATATTGGCTCTTATAGACCATTTCAGAGGCGGACCAGAGCCGATACACGAAGGAAATCTTATAAATGCATACACGAACTACAAGGCATTTCCTAAAGAAGACCTTTCTGTTCAGTATGAAGAACGAGATTTCATTCATGAAAGAGAGATACTATTATTAGAAATGGCGAGAGGATGTAAGTTCAAATGTTCTTTCTGTAGTTTTCCTATTCTTGGTGTGAAAGATGACCATACAACTTCAGAACAATATTTTTATGATGAGATGTTAAGAAACTATGACAAATGGGGAACTACCCACTACATGGTTCTAGATGAAACATTTAATGATTCAAGTGATAAGATTGCTAAGTACGCGGCTGCCTGTAGAAGACTTCCATTCAAACCTAAGATGACTGCTTATATTAGAGCAGACTTGATGGTATCCAGAATACAAGATTGGGATAACTTGATAGATATGGGAATCACTTCTCATTTTTATGGTGTTGAGTCTATGCACTTGCCTTCAGCGAAATCAATTGGTAAAGGAATGAATAGTGGCAGAATACAAGATGGTCTATTAGCAGTAGATTCTTATTTCAGAAAGAATGCTGGCTTTTATAAAGGACACATATCTTTGATTGCTGGCTTACCACACGAAACGTTAGATACACTTAGAGAAACAAAAGACTGGTTAGAAAAGTATTGGCAACAAAATAGTTTCCATTTAAATATATTAATGATCAAAGACTTAGATAAAAATGGTACTTCATTAAATCACAACTCTGCCATGGATAAAGATTGGGCAAAATTTGGATATGAAAGGACTACTTTCCCAGAAGAGTGTGATATAGATTGGAGTAAAAGTTTCAATCCATACTTTAAAAATCTTTATGAGTATGTGGATAATTATGAGTATTATTTAAAATGGAAAAATCCAAATCTAAGTTTGTATGATGTTACTAAATTTGCTGTTGAAGAATGGAGTCAAGCCAAACTTAAAAATGGTATTGATCCGTTTATGTATGATAAGTTCTTTATCGATCCTACTGTTAAGTGGAGCGACTTTGCTGAATTGAATCATTTAGAAAGAAGAACAGAGCATATTAATGCTCAAATAGATTCTTATATAGAAAGAAAATTAGTCTCTTGAAATAAATCTAGCAGAACCAGGACTATCAGGAGATAAAGGATCTCCTAAACTTACTGCTACATGAACATCTGGTGCTGGCGCTGGAGCACTATTACCACTTTGCTGATTAATAACTATAGGCTCTGCTGGCTGTTGTTGTAGTGCTTCTACTTCTTCTGTGTTTTGTTGTAGTGGAACAGAATCAACCGCTGGTTGTGTGGTAAGAGGTGTTACATTACTTCTGCTTTCAAGTTCTGATGTTATGAGTGCTTTATTCTCATCGCTGATATCGTCATCTTTAATAATCGCTTGTAGTTGTCCTGTAGTCGCATCACCAATCATATCAGCATTTACTTCACTATTACCAATTATGTCTTTATCAAACAGACCACTATCTTTTGCGGAGCTTAAATCTTTTTTCTGTGTTGCTCTTGCTTTTATTTCGGTTTCTACAAACTCTGTAACTTGTTTAGTTGCTTCTTCAAGAAGTTCTGGCATTCTTTCTTTTACTTTAGGATCACCTTCTGGATATTCTCCATGAACTTCATTATACGCTTCTCTTGCAATTTCATAACCAGCAACACCCAAAGTACCCACAGTACCTACACCAGGAGCAAGTGCAGTAGCGGCTAGTCCTGCACCGACCATGTCACCTTCTATAAGTTTTTTCACACCTAATACACCACCAGCAACAGTTCCTAAAAAAGGAATTGCTCTAGAAACAAGACCTGGTCCTTTTGTAGCCACAATTTTTGCAATGATAGGTCCTAAAGGAATTTTGTTTGCCACTGTACCTGCAACATTCGCAACATTTTTTGTTTTGTTTAACAAAGATTTTACTGCTGGACTAGTTGTCGTAACAGGTTTACCATCAACGCCAAGTCCCATAACATTGCTAGTTGCTTTTTTTAAAACGTCTCCAGTTTGACTGGCTAAATTCGTAACTGGTTTGCTTGTTAGTATATCTCCGCCGGCTTTAAGTGCTCCACCAGTCATCCTTGAATTGCCTACTACTTTTACTGCTTTAGTTGAATCTAGTAGATCAAAGTCTGCTGGTTGTTGTGGTGTTGCATTAACTTCACCAGCATTTGCTTCATTAGATCCAAACATCATATTTAATGCAGCCATCCCTGCCAAACCACCAAGAGCACCTTTACCTACGCTCTTTGCTTTTTGTGGTATTGCAGGCATAGAAAATCCTGCTTTTATTTCTTCTTCTGTTTTTTCTTTAGTTGTAAATGTTTCTTTTACTTCTGTATTTTTATTAATATCTTTTAGTTCTTCTTTGATGTCGATCAAAACATTTTCAATGTCTTGTAGTGAATCATTAGATGATTCTAATACATTTGCATTTACACTAGTATTTCTTCCATTGTTATTGGCAAGTCCTGGACTTGCTGTTACGTTTCCAACTTCACCAGGATTGTTCGATGCTAGGTTTGCTCTAGCCATAGAATTGAAAGGAATTACGTTGTTAGTACTGCTACCTCTTCCGGCTAACATACCTGCACCAAATGTGGCACCTGTTTTCGCTACACCACCTACACCTCTTGCAAGCGAACTTGCACCTCTTAATACTGGTGTTGCTAGTTTAGATAGTACTTGTGGTAGCATTATTGTTTCCTTTGTTTATCCGCTTTCTTTTTTAGATGATCGATTAGCATACTTACATATACTTCCCTCTCCCATGGAACCCAACTTTCGATCTCTGTTAAACTGTATTTATGCTCTTGCATTAATAGAAAGTTAGTTTTGAAGAAATTCTCCATAGTTTCATGTGAGAGGGCTAGACGAAAAAATCCAAATAGCCATTCATATAAAACGTACTGGTCTTTTCACACTCTTTGTTCTTACAAGTAAATTCAATTTCTTTTTCAAGAACTGGCATAGTAGAAAAGAACTGTTTGAATGCGCCAAACTCTTCAAGAGACAAATTTTCAATAAACTCTACTCTGTCTTCTATGGACAAATCTGAAGCCATTAGAACATCATCTTTAGTATGAATTTCTTCAATACAACTAGCAGACGCATGATAGATATCCATTTCTTGTTCTGCTTTTCCAATTTCCATTAGAACTTCTGCTGTTGGATATCCCATAACTACTGCTGTAGAATCATTAACTTGTATAGGATTGATATGATCTTCTTTCTCTTGAATATCAAAATTTCTCATATCAATTTCTTCTGGCTGAGTCTCATTACAATGTCCACATACAAAGTTTACTTCAAACTTTGGTGAGATTGATTGTGATCTAAGCTCCATAAAAATTTTCTGTAGATCAAAGATTGGTATTTCATCACCTTGAATTTCTCCAAAAGAACAATTCGTAATTACTTGTTGAATTGCTTTCACAAGATCAAGTTGATCATCTGACTGTGTTGCCATTACTAGTATTTTTTCTTCCTTTACTAGAAAAGGTCTGAACTTATACGACTTTCTTCGGGACAGTACGTCAATTTCAAAAAGTCGCTGGTCACTTTGGGGTATGCTCATTATAACTCCTAATTATTAAATATCTAATATATCATCAAACGCATTCGATAAACTGTTTTTTATTTGACTCTCAAGACTACCAAAACGTAAGTTTAGTATTTGTCCAAGAATACTTCTTCTATCACCCTTCTCATATGGTACCCATCTCTTGTATGAGAATGTTACCGTACACCGAGCCGCACCTTCACCACCAGAATGTGATATTGGTGTAAGCGATATAACTCTAGGGAAAGCCTCTTTCAAGCACCATTCGCCTATGATGCCATTAATTCTGTCAAGTGCATAGACAGTTACTTCACCTATCATGTCATTATAAAATGAAACTTCTTTAGAATATGGGTTTACACTATTCATCATCCACTTTTCAAAGTACTCTCTGACTTCCCAATCAGTATCACAGAAGAATGTAAAAGACGCTGTATCACCATAAAATTCTAGATTACTTACGCGATTCTCTGTCCAAGATCCAATCTTTACTGGATTGTATACTAATTGTAGTCCTGGAATTGCGGCTTCTTCACATAAGAGAGAAACATCTCTACTTCCAGGAAGACCTGATGGAGCTTGGATATATACAGCAAATCTATTTGCTCGGGCTAAATCATTTCGTCTAACCTTTGTAACCATATCCCGAAGATCAAATACGGGTTTAGGTTTTCTTTTTTCAACCTTTGCTGGTTCAGGAGAATTCGCATCTGGCTGATTATTTGTTGGTGATGTGTCTGTCGTCATGGTTGATAAATATCCCTTAGTATGTTTATTAACAAGAACTATTTATATGACTTATAATAAAGAATTACATCAAGGCAAGTTTATTCCTAAAAACCCCAATAAATATTCGGGTAATGTGAAGAATATTGTCTATCGATCTGGTTATGAAGTAAAATTCATGAACTGGTGTGATATGAATGATGATGTATCTGAGTGGTCTTCTGAAGAGGTTGTCATACCATATCGATCTCCATTAGACAAAAGAATACATCGTTATTATATAGATTTTTGCATCAAGATACGAAATAAGACATACCTGATAGAAGTAAAGCCAGAAAGATTTACTAGAGAACCTTCTATACCAAAAAGAAAAACAAAAAGATTTCTTAATGAAGTAGCACAGTATGCGGTAAATCAAGCGAAATGGAAATCTGCTAGAGAGTTTTGTGCCGATAGAAATTGGGAGTTTAAGATTATAACTGAAAAAGAACTAGGAATAAAATATTGACTTATTCTGAAAAAATGTATAATACGAATAAAACGCACGATAAGTTCAAAGATATTCCAAATACTTGTGTACTAGGTTGTGAGAAAATTTTCGAACGGGATTTGAGTGATCATGTTAGAAAAGCTATTGAGGTGTTACCCTTAACAGAAAACATAATCGTCACTTTTTTATACGAAGCATTACATTCTATACATTGGAATGTTGTGTTTAATCTTTTGCTTGATGTGGGTTACAAACGTATTTTGTTTATAGATGGAGGAGAATTGCCTCCTATTTTAGTAGGAAAAGCACAATACGAAAAATTCAACAATAATATTCAGCATTTTACAGATAGATCATTACAATATTGCTACCCCGGACCAAACTTAATACCTGAACGAAAGAGAACAAAAGTTTTTATTAGTTTAGCAAGAATGGCTAGAGAAGAAAGAATATACTTCACGAATAATATATTAAACGATACAGAATTATACAATAAGGGTATAGTATCATGTGGGTGGGGAGACATAGAGCCCATGAAACTCCAGTGTATATCATTATCAGATGAAGAGATGAGTAGATTTCCTGTAACACTTGGTCATAAATCAGAAGATCAGCACAGTTACTTTGACGAGTTCTCTACTGCTATGTTCAATGTAGTACTGGAATCTTCTATCGGTATGAATACATCACGATACTATGATGGAGTATTTACAGATACAGATAGACTCTTTATAACAGAGAAAACAACTAAGGCATTCTATATGCACCAAATACCCATTATATTAGGAGCTCCAGGAATAGTACAACACCTAAGAAGCATGGGATATGATATGTTTGATGAGATTGTTAACCATGATTACGATAACGAAGATAATCTTTTCAAACGATGTGATATGATATTTGCCGAATTGAAACGACTATCTTCAATACCACTAAACCAATTAAACACGATGTTACTCACAACTTCTTTAGCCAATAGACTTGAACACAATCGATCTTTATTATCCTTACTCTTTAAAAAAGATCAAGAAGAAGAACAAAAAGTAATTTTAGATTGGATCAATAATAAGTTTTAACGAGTATAAATACTATATATGCCTAATCCATTTGAACAGATACGAGCCAATTCAAACGATCAGAAGAAAAGTTTCGACTGGTATATGAGACAGGTCCGTGAAGTATCAAAAAGTATTACATCTGCATCATCTACTCTAAATTCTGGTATAGGAGAACTTACACAGAAATTAGAAATGGGAAGTATGTATATGTTCAAGTATGATGCTAAACATAAAGATACGTTACCATACTGGGATAGTTTCCCACTGTGTTTACCTATAGAACCATCTCCTGGTGGATTTTATGGTATGAATTTACACTATCTTCCATATGGACTAAGGGCTCAATTATTAGGAAAGTTGTTAGAAACTGCTGATAGCAGAACTTTATCTAGCGATTCTCAGATGGGTTATAATTGGGATATGTTAAAAAATGCTTCTAGATTTCCTGAAGTTAAGCCTTGTGTAAAAAGATATCTGACTACGCAGATGCAATCTAGATTTTTGAAGATTAATCCACAAGACTGGAAAGCCGCAATATTCTTGCCAGTAGAAGACTTCAACAAAGCATCTCGACAAAAGGTGTATAGAGACAGCAGGGAAATGATTTAAATGGCAAAGACAACAAACGCAGAAAATGTTACTCCAGAAAATAAAGGACAATTAGTTCTTTCATATCCCCATGAGGTTGATAAGACAGATAACATAGAAGATCCTATGTATGTACATTCTACTAGATTCACTATTCTTAGTAGAGCAAAGTCTTCAACTCTTAAAGGTGGTTCTTTGGGTTCAAGTAAACCAATAGAAGTTGCTGTTGGATCTCAGAATCTTGCAATTGAAGATGGTATGGTAGGAAGGATATTAGGTGTAGGAGCAGGAGCCGCTGCCATTGGCACAGCACTTAAGGAACCCGCGGCTGCCATTGGAGTAGGTTTGGGTGCCGCAATTGCTGACCTATTCAATTTGGGTGGAGATGATGGAGGCACTAGTATTGTTGAATCTACTGCGGAAAAAGTTGGAGAACTTACAGAAAAAGTTGCGAAATACGCAGGAGAAATTAATCCAATAGTAAGAACAGAGAAGATAATTAAATTATATACACCACAATCTCCGCAAGAAGAATATGCCGCTGGTTGGACAGACGTAGAATTTGGATTAGCTGGTGCTATGGCAAATTCTGGACAGTCTCTAGTGGATCAAATAAAAAGTATCCAATCTGGTGAGGGAGAAGGTAGAGAACGTGCTATAAGACTTCTTACTGGTATGTCTAATATCACACAAGCCGCGGGGTTTAATTTTAGACTGCAAGATGCAATTGAATTACAAACTGGTAAGATACCAAATCCATTTAAACAGCAGTTATTTAAAGGAATGAACTTTAGATCATTTGCGTATACATTTAAATTTATTCCAAGAAATGCGGCAGAACTTGCATCGACATATAAAATCATTTCTACATTTAGAGAACATATGCATCCAGAACAAACTGGTGATTTCTTTATCATGTACCCCTCTACTTTCGAAATCGAATATCAGTATAGAGGTGCAACAAACAAGTGGTTAACAAAAATTGCTGACTGTGCATTGGTCAATATGAAAGTTGATTTTGGTGCAGGTGGAGCATTAACAACTTTTCAAAATACAGGCGGTGCACCAACTGAGATAACTGTAGAAATGCAGTTTAGAGAACTTGCACTTATCACAAGAGAACATTTTAATGATTGGGATCCAACAGAAGGATTCGATGTAGATAGTTCCGGTGGTAATCAAGGACAAGATGCTGAAGCAAATAATACCCAAGATGCAACGAAAGAAGCCGATGCAAATATTAAAGGAGATAATCAATAATGTTTTTTAGTCAGTTTCCAATAGCGGCTATCGAAGTTGAAGGACAACTTATTAATTATCCTGATATTTTTAGAAGAGTTGCAGTAAATGATCTTTTTAAAAATTTAGCCTATATTGATACATATACAGTTCAAGATGGTGAGAAACCGGAACATATTGCATATAGACTATATGAAAATGCTCAGTATCATTGGATTGTTATTCTAGCAAATAATATTACCAATATGCATAAAGAATGGCCAAAAAGCCATGATGATCTTATTTCTATGTGTAAAGATAAGTATGGAGATAATGAAGTTTATGGTACACACCATTATGCATTTAGTGCAGATAGGACAGTGCAAACAGATTACGATGAAGCGAAAGTATCTTCTGGTGAAATTGTTTCTGTGAGTAACTACGATTATGAAGCTAGATTGAATGATGATAAATCAGAAATTCAACTTTTGAAACCAGAATATGTCCAGCAGTTTATAGGGCAATTTAAACAACTTATAAAGAAATAATTAAATGGCTAGAGAAACTCCAGACGGCGCAGGAGCAATAGATATAGATGAACTTTACATTACTCTTGCGGGTAATGTGGTTATTGATTTGCGTGAGTTTTTTCAAAACATAAAGATATATGAAAATATCTTTCAACATTGTTTGTTTGTAGAAATGGCTATTAGTGATTCTGCTAATATATTAGGAAGACTTGATATATCTGGAAGCAGTACGGTTACAATGAAAGTTCGCTCACCTTTTTTGGACGATGAAGAGGCATATCATAAAACATTTTCTATATTTTCTGTATCTGATAGGTTAGTTAAAGATGATAGAAAACAATATTTTGTATTGAATTTAATATCTATTGAAGGTATGAAAGATTTATCTACTAAATTTTCTCGAAGGTTTAAAGGGTCTACTGAGGAAATGGCAAAAGATATGTATGAAGATTTTATTCAAGAAAAAAGAATAAGAGATAGAGATGGAATTTTTAAGAATAAAACTCCTTTAACAATTTTAGGAACACCACATAAATCAAATAATTTTACTTTCACTGCAACAAATTGGTCTGCATTTGAGTGCATGGAATTTATTGCAAAAAATATTGATCCTGCAGATGTTGGTGGTAAATTAGTAATGCCCAATAGTCTGTTTTTTGAAACAAGAACAGAATTTGTAATGGGTTCTTTAACCGAACTTATAGTAGAACAAAAAAACAGAGAATTGTTGTATGACGAGTACAACTTATTACCTTCTGGTTATGGTGAGCATTTAGAAGGCGAAAGAAAAAGTTTAGGAAATTTTAAGTATACAAGTCCTTTTGTATCACCTCAATATAGTACTGTTCTTTCAAGTGATATGAAAAACTATTTTAACGAATTAGACAATCAGCAATCTGGTTATTATGGTAGCACAACAGTTGGAATTGATATGATTACAAAACAAAACTATCATATGGTATTTGATTATACTTCAAAAGAAGAGGGAAGAAATAAAATACCTAAATCATATGATGACTTTGTACATCTATCAGAAGATAGTCCTATAGAAGCAAAGCCAATATTCTCTCCAGCGGCAATAATGAATGTTAGAATAGGCGCATCAAACTTGTACAATGATTCTGATTTTGGATATAATTTAAATTATTTTGAAAACTTAACTTATAGAAATACTGCAAAGGCAGAATTGAAAAGAATTAGTATGCGTATTGAAGTACCAGGCAAAACAGATATGAAAGTGGGTAGTCTAATTAGATTTAATTTTCCAAGTGTTGGAGAAAAAACAAAAGGTATGTCCAGAGAGGAACTTTTTGATCCTAAAATATCTGGTATATGGGCAGTTTCTGGTGTGTTACACGATATCACTCCATCTGAGCATAAAATGACATTAAATATTGTCAGAGATGCATACGGAGATACCAGTGTCAGTTAAAACTAAAAAACAAGGAATATATCCACAGTTTACTTGGTGGCAAGGAATTGTTGAAGATAGATATGACCCCGATAAACTTGGAAGATATAAAGTTCGAATTTTTGGCTATCATACAAATGATAAAACTAAGATGCCAACAGAAGAATTACCGTGGGCTATTCCTATGCAACCAGTTACCTCTGCGGGTATATCAGGAGTAGGAACAAATACTTCTGGTCTTGTAGAAGGTAGTGCAGTTATTGGATTTTTTGCTGATGGACCAGATGGACAAATTCCAATTATTATGGGTAGTTGGGGTTCTATGTCATATTTGCCAGAAGACGGTGACGGTAAAGTTATAGAATTCGATAGAGATAAAACTGGGTTCTATGATCCAAACGGTGTGTATCCTAGACAAAAAAAGAAAGATGAACTTGGTGAAGAATATGATGAAGGTAAAAATGTATTAAAAGAAGCAGACTCTTCTAGACTTTCTAGGGGCGGAGATGTAGCAGAAGAACATTTCTCATTAAAGGCAAAGAGAGATATTCGTATAGGTTCTGCTGATGTTGATGATGGTAGAAAGATTGGTAAAGCATTTGCACCAAAAATGACTGTGTATGAAGAAAACGAAACTTCTTTATTTCATCCTGGTTTAGATAAAAACGGAAATCCGCTGGCGACTCCAACACCACCACCCAAATATACACAAGAATTTTGGGAAGAGCCACACCCACAAGGAGTGGAGAAATCAGTTTCAGAATATCCACATAACAAAGTGACTGAGACAGAAACAGGACACATATTTGAAGTTGATGATACTCCTGGTGCAGGAAGAATTCACCAGATGCACAACTCTGGTACATATGAAGAGATACAACCAGATGGTACCAGATCAGTAAGAATTCAATCTGAAGATTATGAAATCGTTATTAGTAATAAGAATCTACTTGTTAAGGGAGACTTTAATATTACAGTAGAGGGTGATTATAATCTTAATGTTTTAGGTAACAAGTATGAAGACATACTAGGTCATTCTTTTGAAACTGTTCGTGGTAGTAAAGTAAGTAAGACACAAGGAAATAGAATTGAAGAGACCTTAACTGATAAATCTAGTCTTGTTGTGGCCAATCAATGGGAAACCATACAATGTAGTCAAGGACAAGGAGTAGTCTCTAAGAGAATTGCTGGTGAGTATATCAAAGCAATTGGAAGAAAGAACACAACTACTTATGCTTTAGGTACGGATGTTACAGTTAGTGGAGATTATAAGATTGCAACGTTGCCTTCATTTGGCGTGGATCTCACTGAATCTGGTATAGAACCCGTTATTACATATGGTGATTTCCAAGTACTTACTGCGGGTGATGTAACTCTCGCAACAAAACTAACACCAAACTTTAACGGTACATTCCCGACAGTATCACTACAGTCTGCGTATATTAATACAATGGGAACTATGGGTCACTTAGAAGCGATTGGTATAGTACCTGTTATTCCACCTTTACCAGGACAAATAGTAGGTAAACGTATTATGAATTCTGTCACTGCATTTGATGGAACGTCATACGATGAGAAAATTATGCTTGGTAATGTGAATAGGATGGTGGCAGTTGGTAATATAACTGAGACAACCGGTGTTGGAACATATAATATTACTTCAGCGGGAGTTATTAATATCACTGGTTCGGCAGCTACGAATATTCTGGGTACAACAACTACCCTTACTAGCACGACTCTTATTAAACTTTCAGCACCAGCAATTAAACTTAACTAGGGAATAAAAGAATGGCAGATTGTCAAATAGGAGCATTAGGAGAATTAGCTGACAAGCTAGACGAAGGCTTCTCCATTATTCAGGACAAAATGCAACTTGTTCAAAACAAGATCAATTCAATTCCTGGTATCATTGATGCGGAGTTGGCGGCAGTCTATGCAGAAATACAACTACAATTACAGACACAGTTTCCACAACTTACTAGTTTAGCAGATTTAAAAAAGGCTTTACCAGAAGAAATTAAAGACATAGTTTCACTTGCAAACCAGGGAGTCTTATTTTTAAGTGAAGTAGAAAGACTTAAAGAAAAGTATGAAGATGCTGATATAGACTTATTGAAAGATCCAGAAAACATAACAAATCTTCTACGGGACCTACAAGGAGATTTAAACAAACTATGTGATTTGGTTCCTACTTACAAAGAAGTTACTGATCCAGAAACTGGCGAAAAGAAAATGGAGTTACGTGGTAGAGGAAATTCAGAAATCGAAGTTAGATCAAGACCTAACATTGAAGCAAAATCTTTGCTATCAAAAGAAGGTAGAAAACTTGCAGTCAAACAGATTAAAGATAGTTTAGGAAGTATCAGAGCAGTGCTTCCGGAAGGCGGCACAGGAAATATATCTAAAGAAGGCGAAAATCGCTATGGATGGTAATTAGGAGTTATAAATAGAACTATGAGAAAAGAACCTGTAAGACTCTATAAAGACATCGATATGAAGTTTACAAAGAACTTTATATCTAAGGACATTGGCAAAAAATTTGATGTCCATGCTGTTCGTCAGGCAATGAAAAATATAATCTATACCAATCTGAATGAAAGACCCTTTGAACCCAATTGGGGATCTCAGATACGCCAGTTGATGTTTGAGCCAATAGATGATACTACTGGTAGTGCATTGCAAAAATTAGTACAACAAGCAATTTCAAATCACGAACCTAGAGTTGATGTAAAAAGAGTACAAGTACTTGCGAATCAACAAGATAACGAATATCGCATTTATGTATATTATTACATATTAGGTATTAAAGATTTACAAGAAATGGATTTAGTCTTGTCGAGGTTAAGATAATGCCTAGTGTACTAGTTGGACCTGCAACCGCTGGCGCAGATGAAGCCCATGTGACTCCATTTGGAGTTGGCGCGGTCACACTAGCCAACGTGACTGTCAAAGCTGGAACAACTTATATAGTATGTGTTGGGGATGTCGTGGCACCACACAGCGGAACTTCCTCGACCCCGCACGTGGCACCGATAACAGTAAGTACAGGATCTAGTACGGTAACAATAAATGGGAGAGCCGTGGCTATGGTAGGTTCAGTGGCTTCATGTGGGGGAATTGTCACTACAACTCCTTACCCTACTGTCATAATTGGCGCATAAATAAAAATAAAGAGAGAAGAGAAAAAACATGGCAATCAAAAACGTCACAAATTTAGACTTTGAAGAAGTAAAAGCAAATCTAAAAACTCACCTTCAATCACAAGAAGAGTTTTCTGATTACAACTTTGATGCTTCTGGACTGTCTGTTTTAATTGATCTTCTTGCATATAATACACATTACAATGCAGTTATGGCTCACATGATTGCGAATGAATCATTTATTGATTCCGCAGTAAAAAGAAATTCCGTTGTTTCAATTGCAAAGACTATGGGATATACTCCTAGATCAGCAAGGTCTGCAAAAGCATATGTTGATTTTACTATTACACCAGATCCTACATACACTTCTAATACATTATTTATTCCAAAATCCACAGTATTTACTACATCTGTAAATGGCAAATCATATGCTTTCTCACCTTCAACAGATAAAACAATTACAAAAACTTTTAATTCTGCAGGTACTGAACAGTTTGTTGCAACAGGAATTGAATTAGTTGAAGGTAGGCGTACAACAACATCTGAAATTATTACTGCTACTAACTTACAAGGTCCAATACTTTTACCAAATAATAATGTAGACACCACTACAATTCAAGTAACAGTAAAAGCAAACACAAATAGTAGTGTTACAGATACATATGTATTTTCAGATACAATTTTGGATGTAACAGACACATCAAAAGTGTTTTATATTGAAGAAGCAACTTCTGGATTTTATGAAGTATCTTTTGGTGACGGTGTTTTAGGTAAAAAACTAGAAATAGGAAATATTGTAACAGTAGATTATGTTGTTTGTAGTGGTTCTAATCCAAATGGTGCTAGAGCATTTAGGAACGCACAAAATTTATCAGGAGCAAATGAAAGTATTGTTGGAACAGTAACAACAGCCGCAAGTGGTGGAGCTGTTAGAGAAGATGTTGAAAGTATCAGATTCACTGCTCCTAGATATAATGCAGTAAAAAATAGAATCGTAACAAGAACAGATTATGAAACTGTTATTAAAGCCGCAAATCCAAACATTAAGTCCGTTACCGCTTGGGGTGGTGAAGACAATGATCCTCCTATTTACGGAAGAGTTTTTGTATCTTTACAACCAGAAGACGGATTTACGATTACGACAGAAGAAAAGAACACTCTCAAGAATGATGTAATTGCCTTAAAACAACCTATTACAATGGATACCCAGTTTGTAGATCCAGAGTTCACTTTTGTTGGTTTAAATATTTCAGCAACATATGACCCTAAAGTAACTTCACAATCTCCTTCTGCACTAGAAGCATTAATCATTGCTGAAGTACAAAGTTATTTTGCTGGTACACTAAACGCTCTGAAGAAAAATTTCTATTACTCATTTATAACCAATAGAATCAATAATGTATCTAAGTCTATTATAGGTAACAATATTGAGTTACGTATTCAAAAACGTCTTATTCCAGTATTAAATAATAACACTAGATACGAACCTAAATTCAACAATAAAATATTACCTAATTCTATTAGAACAAATTACTTTAATGTAATCATAAACAATGTAACATATTCTAAAGTTTCAATAGTAGATAAACCTAATGCTGATGTTATCGCTCCAGTTTATTCTGGTTTAGGAGTTTTAGAACTACGTGACGTTGATTCTAACACCATCTTATTAGAAAATTTAGGAACTATTGATTATGATACGGGTGCACTTGACATACCATCAATTAATGTAGCATCTGTTAATGGTGCAGTGCCTGATATAAGAGTTAGTGCAACACCACATGAAGGATCTAAAGATATTTCTACTGACGTTTTAATTAGAACTTCAGAAGAACAAAAATTTGCAGTTACTCCTTTACCAGCAAGAAATATTATTTTGAATTTGGACAAAAGTTCAGTTGATAGTTTGAATAATATAAGAGCCGGAGTAACGGTTACAATGGTACCAAGAGTAGCTGACTAATGAGTGTAGCTCCTAGATTTCAAAAATTCTTAAAAAATATTACCGTCACGAACGGCGGTAGTGGATTTCAGCCAGGCAATTCAAATGTATTGACTTCTGGAGACCAGCAATATGCTATTGACTATTTTGGAGAAAACTATGTTCTTTATTTTGGACAAACTACAACTACTCTTGTAGCAGATTTAAAAGTATTAATCGGTGCGCCAACAAGTACAATACCCGGCGATGATTTAGTACGAGCAACAGCCACAGCAACACTAAGTTCTTCTGGTGAAGTCACTGCAATTAATATTACCAATATTGGTGACGGATATATCACAGCACCAACTGTACAGCTTTTAGGTACTCCTAGTCTATTAACAAATACTTCAACTACTGACATACTAAGAGATGATGGCACTTATACTGGTATTGCAACTACATCATCTGATGGAATAGGAACAGGACTTACTGTTGATATTGTAGTAGAAAATGGAGACATTGTTAAGATTTTACCTACTGGAGGAGAAGATTATAGAATAGGAGAAGTTCTTTCTGTAGGTGCTATTACTATAGGTGGTACAGGTGAAGAAGATGACATTACGTTTACTGTTACAAAAATTAATGGTGGTAGTGGATTTACTGCAACTGTAGAATTAGATCAAGTTGGTAAAGAAAATAGTTATTATCCAGAAAAAATATCTACTACTGTAACAAATCAAATACCAGAATTTGTTCGTGATGAATATCCTCTATTTGCTACGTTCATTAAAAAGTATTACGAGTATCTTGAATCTAATACCACATCTTTTGGAATTTCTCCTACGAATGTTATTAATACCATACAAGATAGATTAGATGTTGACTTTAAAGATAATTTAGAAGAAACAAGTACTGATTTCTTAGATGAATTTTTTGAAGATTATGGTAAAGATTTTCCTGTTACCATGCAAGCAGATAAAAATCTTCTTGTTAAACACATAACAGATTTCTATACTTCTAAGGGTACTAAAAAAGCAATAGAAAATCTATTTAAGATAATGTACAACGAAAACATCGAAGTTTTCGTTCCTAATTCTCTTGTTCTAAGACCATCAGACAATAATTGGTCAAGGGAATATGTCGTTAAAGTATATGAAAATATATTCTTACCTGCTACTGGTGGTACAATATATGACCCCACGGAGTTTGAAGGTAAAGCAGTTATTATAAGTTACTTTGAATCTACTGGATCAGTTACTACTAGAAAAGAAAGAGAAACGGTTGTCAAGCAGGTTAAGAAAATTTCTTACACTGTGCCGCAAGCATATGAACTTACTTTAGAATTACCCGATGATTTTGTAATTCCAAGTATAGGAACAGGAGCAACTTATACTCCCGTACTTGGTGGTAAAATTGCTACGATAAATTCTTTAAGTGGAGCAGATGCTAGTAGAACTACTGGCACTTATGTTATAGACACTACAGAATATACAACAAACGGAAATGGTACTGGTGCAGAATTTAATGTGGTCGTTGATAATACTGGTCAAGCTACAGTATCGATTACCACAGTAGGAGATAACTATGCTCCTGGTGAGACTATTACTATTCCTGATACAAGATTAGGAAATGGTGGTGGCGCCGCGCTGACATTTAATATTGCAACAATTACAGATGGTAAAATATTTTCGATTACCATCGATAGTGCTGGTGAACAATACTCAGCAAATCATCCGTTAATTGTAACAGCAGACACAAGTGATACAATTACACAAGTTGCTGAGCCTCTTGTACGAGTTACGGATGGCAAAGCAACGTCTGTAGTTTTTGTAGACGATAAAAATGGAGTTGGATATAATCATATTCCTCAATTGAGAGAATCACTTTATTTCCAAGCGGCTTACATAAGTTTGCCAACTGATGACAGAACTGATGCAAACAGTAAAAGAGCAATACCAAATAGAATTTTACATAAAGTTGCAGTAAAGTCAACAACAGGTGAGGCAAATGGAGGCTTTGCTGTTGGACAATCTTTTCAAGTCGATGAAAATGCAACGTTAAGTCCCTACGCATTAGATTATTTTGGTGAAGATTACACATTAACTGGTATTGCCAATCGCGCATTTGTCAAAGTCGCACAAGTTGGAACAGATAATTTCCCAACGGCACTAGATGTAATTGCTATCGGAGTTGGATTCCAGTCATCTACATTCGACTTTAATATTGTATCTCCTTTAGGTTATACAACAACTCTTACTTGTACTACTGGGTATAATGCAGTTTATCCCGGAATCTTTGAAGACACTCGTGGATTCTTATCCGATGCAAATAAAGTACAAGATAGTAGATTATATCAAGCATTCTCATATCAAATTAGATCGGAAAGACCTAAATCAGAATGGGGTGAATTTGTAAAACGAGCGGCTCATCCATCTGGTATGGTAGCATTCTCTGATCTACAGATAAAAAATGCTATTGATTTTAATACCGTTACTTCTGTTGATACTGATCTATTCTTCTATGTGGTTATGCCAGATATAGAAGAAGTTCTTGTAAGTGAAACGGTTGCAAAAGATATGCACTTGCCTTCAGAAGCAGATACATATGCAACATCTGAGCCATACTATTCTATGGAGCCAGGTCTTAATAAAGTAGATATTACAGACTTTACTGAGTTACTTGCTAAAGATATAGAAACTGTTTATACAGATGAAGTTAATCCATTCCACGGATCTCTTGTATTCGATGTAGAAGCTGTTCTGATTGACAACAGTATAGTTGATGATAATGCTCCGTTATTTGTTATTGAAAGTGTATTGGCAGATACTTATGATGCAGATGATTTAACTGCACTTGAAACCAGTAAACCACTTTCAGATTCTTATCAGTTTGAAGACACCGATTCTGAATATGCGGTAGATTACTTTGCAAATGATAATGGTAATTATACTGCTGGTGTTCCTCTTGTAGTACTTCATTTTGATAAACATTTTGATCAGCTAACTTTTGGTGCATACGCGACAAATTACTTTGCTGAAGACTATACAGATGAAACTTCAGAAGCCAACTCAAATAATGCTGGTGATAGGGTGCACTATTCAGATGTACCTTCAGTCGAATGGCAATCAGGAATTATAGCAGATACATTCAATGTTCAAGATAGTGCTGTGGTTACTCTGATTATAGTTAGAGCGGTAAATGATTCACTGACAACTGCCGACAATGTAGAATTATTAAATATTGGTTTGGGTCCAACAGAAATAGTTTCAACTGCTGACCCAATAAATGTGATGAATGTTACCACAACATATACAGATACTTACTCATCACAAGATGTCTTGACAGGAAAAGATGTAGGTATGTTACCTACAGAGTCTATAGAAACATCTGAAAATGTGTTGAAATTCCCAAGTATAAATAAAACAGATACATCAAACGCAAATGAATCTGGATCAGTTATAAAAACAGATTTTGTTGATAGTACTGATTACTTCTTAGAAGATTATGTCGCATCTGAAGTAAGAAGCATTGCGTAAGTGTTATAAATAGAATTGTAAAATGTTCGTAAAAACCCATAGGAGATAAAAATGGACAGCAAGTTAAAACTAAACGCTACAGGCAAGTTGCACGTAGCACTTTATGGACCAGATGGTTCTTTGAAAGAAGAGCGTTCGGTTACCAACGTGGTAGTAGACGATGGTCTAGACCACATCGCAAGTAGATTGGGTGCATCTTCTGCTCCAACTGCAATGTCACACATGGCAATTGGATCAAGCAGTACTGCCGCAGCCTCTGCTGATACAGCACTTGGAACAGAATTGGGTAGAGTTGCATTAACATCTACTACTGTTACCAATTCATCTGTACAGTATATTGGAGATTTTCCAGCTGGTACTGGTACTGGTGCAGTAGTTGAAGCCGGTGTATTGAATGCATCAAGTGGTGGAACATTATTGTGTCGCACTGTTTTTGCAGTGGTTAACAAAGGTGCCGCGGATACGTTGAAGATTACTTGGACCGTAACTGTAGCTGATTCTTAATATAGTTTAGGTATCTAATAGTGACTTTACTACTTACAAATCAGGCTAGAGTACAAAACGCTAGGTCATTCTATAGGGATGTATTTAACAATAATGACTACTTTTATTTTTATGCGAGTAGACCATTACCCTGGACAGATGACCTGGTACCAACTATTCCTGAAGACGCACAAACACAACTTTCTGATGTTAGGCGCGATGCTCTCTTTGTAAAAAGAGTTCAAGGAGCAGATTGCTGTCTTCTTGCCACGCGCAGAGATTGGGTAAGTGGTACGGTTTATGATCAGTATGACGATGGTTATACAGCATCAAATACTGCAACTAGTGGAGCTACATCTTTGGCATCATCATTGTTTTATGTGATGACAAGTGATTTTAATGTATATAAATGTATTGAAAATAATAGTGGTGCTCAGAGTATCAGAAAACCAACCAGTACAGGCTCAGAAGTATTTGAGTTAAATGACGGGTACAAATGGAAATTCATGTACCAAGTTGCTGTGGCAGATAGAGGTAAGTTCTTAACGGATGATTATCTTCCTGTAAGAAAGGCTTCTGGTTCTGGTCAACCAGCATTTGATGTAAATGGAGAAATTGATACCCTAACGGTAACTGCTGGTGGTTCTGGATATACTAGTGCGCCTATTGTCACTATTGAAGGTGATGGAACAGGAGCATCTGCAACTGCTACATTAACTGGTGGAGCAGTAACAGGAATTACTTTAGATACAGAAGGTTTTGGATATTCATTCGCTTTTGTTAAGTTTACTGGTGGTGGAGGCACTGGTGCTGCCGCTACAGCTACTTTAGGATCAACAGAGACAGATACACTACAGTCAAACGTTGAATCACAAGCAGTAGCAGGTACTCTTGATCGTATTGTAGTTACCAATACTGGAGTAGACTATACTTCCGGTGATGCATTAATCACTATTACTGGTGATGGAACAGGAGCAACTGCTACTGCAACTATTAATGCAAGAGGAGAAATTACGTCAGTTACTATAGTATCACCAGGAACAGGATACACTTTTGCTGATATTACTGTTACACAAACTTTAGGTACTGGTAGTGGTGCAATATTCCGAGCAGTGGCTTCTCCTATTAACGGTCATGGAGCACACGCACAAAAAGAATTGTTTGCTACAAATCTTGGCGTAAATGTATCATTTGCAAATGATAATGATGATATCATTGTTGGAGATCCACTCTCATCACCACCTGCTGGTCAAGATTTTAGACAGATCGGTATCATAAAAAATATTACACAATATGGAAGTAGCACATTGTTTACCAATACAACTGCAACTCCATGTTTTATAGTTTCAGTATCAAACACAGGCGAGTATAGTTTAGACGATGTTATAACATCATCTGACGGTGGAAAATTTATTGTAATACAAAAAGTAGATTCTGATGACAACGCCGCATACGATCAAATATACTTACAACGAATATATGGCAATATAACTGCTACGTCAACATTAACAAACGAGACAACATCAACTGGAAATTTGAGTATAAATAGTATTACAAACCCAGAGATAGATGTATTTTCAGGAGATATCCTTTACATTGACAATAGACGACCTGTTGTCAGAGATGTTGATCAAACAGAAACTATTAAAGTCGTATTTAAATTTTAGGACAAAAAAATGGCACTAGACCTTAACGTATCACCATATTATGACGATTTTGATGCATCAAAACAGTTTGAAAGAGTTCTTTTCAAACCTGGTGTAGCCGTACAGGCAAGAGAATTAACTCAACTTCAGTCATATCTTTCTAACGCTATCAACAATTCTGCTAGGTTTGCTCTTTCAGATGGTCAAAGAGTATTTGGTGGTGAGTCCACAATTTTACGTAAACCATATATTAAAATCAATGATGTTGACGCTTCTGGCACTACCGTTGTAGATGCCGATCTATCAACATATGTGGGAGATACGATTACAGGATCAGTTACTGGAATCACAGCAAAAATTTTATCATCGCAAACTGGTACTGACTCTGATAATAGAGATAAGAAAACTTTTTACCTAGCTTACATTGGTGGTAATCCTACTGGCGCTGGATCTGAGGGTAGTTCGATTCACTTTGACAAAGGAGAAACTCTTACTGTATCATCAACTGTAACTGCCAGAAATAATAAAACATTTGTAGTTGATAATACAACAAGTAATACTGACATATCTTTAAACTATTATGGTTATGGATTGTTTTTCGTAATTGCAGACGGTGTATTTTTTGCAAAAAAACAATTTGTAACTCACAACAGACAAGAAATTTTATTAGACAAATATAAAACTGATGGAAGTTTCTACGTAGGTCTTAAAGTAACTGAATCTGTAGTAAATTCTGATTCTGATGCATCTCTACTTGATCCCGCATCTGGTTCATTTAATTACAACGCACCGGGTGCAGATAGATTTAAAATTGCAACAACAATAGCCAAAAAAGCACTTACAGTCGATAACAATTTCGTGTTAGAAGCCGACGAAGATTTCGTTGCTGTTGACAAAATTATAGACGGTAGTTATTATCAAAAACTTCCAGACGATGCTGGCGCTCTTGCTGAACTGGGTAGAATTCTTGCTGAAAGAACGCATGAAGAATCTGGTAACTACATGGTTGAACCATTTACTTTGCAGGTTCAAGAGCATCTTAAAACTTCTTTTAATAATGGTAAATTTGCGTCTGACGATCCTGACAGACCAGGAAACTCGCAAAAATTAGCGTGTATTATTGGTAATGGTACTGCATATGTTGGTGGATATAGATATAATTTTCGAACTCCAACAGTAGTAGATATTGATAAAGCAACAACGACAACAATTCAAGAAGGTCAAACTATATCAACAGGATACGGAAACTATTTCATTGTAGATGAATTTGTCGGTGCTTGGAATATTAAAGATGGAGATTTAGTAACACTTTATGACACCGCAAAAAATGCGGCATCTGGTGGTGGTTATGGTTCTACAGCCGCACCAACATCTAGTAATATTATTGGTCAAGCAAAAATTAAAAATCTATATTACGAATCTGGTACTATTGGTACATCAACTTGTAAATATAGAATATACTTGTATGATATTTCAATAACAAAAGGTAAACTTGAAGACGCTCAAGGATTATACTATTCAAATAGTACTGATAGTGGATTTGCTGATATAGTTCTTGAGGGTAGTCCTGCAATTGCAAAAATTAAAGAACAAACACAAAACAAATTAATCTTTAGGGCTCCATACTCAAATGCAAAAACTCTTGCGGCAGCTGGTGGTGGTAGCTATGATACACAATACTTCTATCAAGAAGAATTTGATGTAACTTTTGCTTCTGATGGTACTACAACCATAAGTACTACAGGAACTTCTCAATTTCCATATTCAGGAAGTGTTACACAAACAATCATCGATCAAAATTTCATAGCGGTAGCAACTCAGGCTGAAACTATTAATGGTACTGCAACTCAAGAAGGAAGAGTAATTCCACTAACTCCTTCTATGATTACAAGTGCTAGTACTGGTGCAATCAGTTTCGATTTAGGAACTGTTAGTGGAGCATTTACGGCAAAAATGTTTGTAAAAGTCGTTAATGTTGATGCTCAACCAACACCAAAAAATTTAGTATCTAATGTTTATGTTAAAATCGATACTGCTACAAATTTTGGTGGAGCAAACGGTCCATGGGATTTAGGAATATCTGATGTTTTCCAAATAGATGAAGTTTATGTGGGTTCAACTTATTCAGAAGCAACAAATAATGTGCAAGCCAATTTTGTTTTAGATACTGGTCAAACAGACAATGTTTATGGTCACGGTAAATTAGTTAAGAGTGATACAAAACCAATTTCTACTACCAATAAAAAAATAGTTGTAAAACTTAAATGTTTCACACCAAACTATGCGGCTACTGGTGGAACTTATTTTGCAATTGATTCATATCCAATAGACGATACGGGAAATACTGGTATTTTTTCATATCAGATGCCTGTATATAGATCAAAATCAGGACCTTATAGATTACAAGACTGTATTGACTTTAGACCTTATGTTGTTAATACTGCGATTACAGCAACAGCTAATTTGGCTGCCGCAACTGAAAATCCAACCAGAAGTAATACTATTAATCCTCCTTCTGACGGACTACAACACCCATCACCCATACACAATTTTACAACTGATGTAGAATTTTATCTTGCTAGACAAGATGTAGTAACGATTACACCTACAGGAAAATTTAATGTAATTAAAGGTGTTCCTTCTCTTAATCCTCAAGTGCCTGTAATTCCGGATTCAGAAGGAATGTCAATTGCAGGTATAGGTATTCCTCCATATCCTAGTGTATCTCCATTTCTCGGAGCTATTACAAGACATCCAAATGTAGTAGGTAGAAAGCTGACGTTAGCTCGTAGATATTCTATGTCGGACATTAGTAGAATCGAAACAAGAATTAATCGATTAGAATACTACACTGCACTTTCTCTTATGGAGCAAGAACAACAAAACATGAACATAGAAGATGCAGATGGAAATACTAGATTTAAAAATGGTATTTTTATTAATACCTTTTCAGATCATTCTCTTAGTGATGTAGGAGATCCTGGATTTAAATGTGCTATTGATCCTATATTCAGAAGAGTTGGTCCTGCAAGAGATCAAACCCACATAGGATTACAACTGAATGATACTACTTCTACTGGAATAAAACAATCAGCAGAAATTGTTACTCTTCCTTTTACAAAGACAGTATTTTCAGAAAACAGATTTTCGTCTAAACCAAGAAATTGTGTAGGCGAGTTATTGTTTGATTGGGCAGGAGATTTAGATGTTTCGCCTAGAGGCTCTAATTCTGAATTGCCACAAGATGCTGGAACTAGATATGTTAATGACAATAGCCTTAATACATTTGGTCAGATTTTAGCAAATGATATTAACAACGCTGGAATTATAGCAGACTATGATATAAGTTTTGCATCGTCAACTAACGACAAAGTAGTAGAGCCATTTGAAAGAAGCATACCGGAAAACGAAATTATTACCGGTCGGACCGGCGGCGATACCGGTGGAACTATAATGTATCCCCCAGAAGCCATGGTTCATAACGGCGTTTATCAAGACGCAAATACTAGCACTACCATTGATGCTGGGGGGAGCGATCAAGGTGGTCGTACCAGAGTAGATGTTAAAACCAGTGGTACTATATCTATGGATGCTTATATTGGAGCAGACACAATTACTTCGGTAACGGGAAAAATAAAAGGGGAAACAATATCAAATAGTACGACCATGACGGCTACCGCAACTAAACGAATGCTTACGGCATCCTCGTCGGTTCATAGTCATCAACAAGTAGACATAGGTAAAAAGTTAATATCGGCTACTTTAGATATGTATATGAGAGAAAAACTGCTCTTCTTTGTCGGACAAAGATTAAAACCCAACACTAGAATGTATGGTTTCTTTGACGGAGAAAAACTAGTTGGTAGTGAA